TGGCTGAGACTTCGGTGGCCTCCTTGATTGTCGAAACCGACGACGCACGACTCAAGGCCATGCGGGAAAAAGGTGGGGCCTCTGCCGCAGTTCAGGCGATCATCTGCAAGGCCAAACTCGCGGGGCTTTGGATCGAAAAGAGCGCACTCACCGGCAAGGACGGCATTCCCCTGATCCCCGAATACACCGACGAGCAGCGGGTGATTGCACTGACGGCATTGCTCACGAAAAGCACATTGCGGGTGCCGGCGTGACTGTGCAGGTAGTGGAACTTGACAATAAAGTTGTTTGGGTTGGCATTTACCACATAGGCGACGATAGTTTTACGGTCTGGAAAGGGGGATTATAACCTTGACAAAGCAGGGACAAAATGTGGGTATGCTGCCCACCCCGCAAGGGGTTGGCGCGCCCGAAACATTCACAGTGTCTTGCCCGGATTTAGCGGCTGCTATTCGGGCTGAATTGGAGGAGTATTTTTACGACGGAGTTTCAGCAACTCTTGCTGAATACGCGGTCGCGCACATAGTTGGCGGTATAATCCAGAGGATAGCGACACATCAGGCTGAACCCGCAAATAGTGGGTGAATTTATTCCAGATGTCGGCAATGTCCTTGATATCCTCAAACGACGTTTGTACGTCTGAAGCCTTGTAAACGTAGACTTTGGAATACATTTTCTCCAGAAAATGCTCGCTCATAACTTGATGGCCGAGCTCGCCGCGCACTTTCGTATCAATGTACGATTTAGTGTCCATCCAAACGATGCCATCTAGGAGCAGGCTATAGGTTCCAAAATGACCATGCGTGAGAGCATTTCTTTCGGATTCGACGGCCTTATGCGCATTGAGAATCGCGTTAAGCAATTCCTGATTAGCGTCGCTGATGGTGGTGCGCGCGGCCTCGGAAATTGCATCCCGTTGAGCGGAAGAACGCCGGAGCGATTGAAAAACGGCCAGAGCCGCCTCACTTTGTTCAGCACCGAGTAGGTGTGCCAACAAAAGCGCCATTTCTGCTTCTGCCGGCGGCCAAGCCATGAGACAATGGGCAATTAGCAGTTCAATTTCGGGGCGTTGCTGTAGTGCGTGGGTTCCGACGTTAAATTGACCGCTGCGGTTTCTGAGAAGGAATGGTAGAAAGGGCTGGCGAGACATGGCTAAGCTTTCCAAAGGTGATAATTCCACATCGGAAGTCGATTCCGAGGCATGGTCACGCTTTGAGCGTGCCGTTGACGCTGTGGCTAAATCGCCGCCACAACACAGGGCAAAAAAACTCGAAAAACCCAAAACCCAAAAGAAAAAGATCACTAAGGCTGTTTGATCTGAGCATATATCGCTTCGATGTCAGCATAGTGCAGCGTTGCCCCATCGGTAAGAATCATTGCGCTGCTTCTGCTTCCTGCATCTAGCTTTTCCATAATGAATTGGACTGCGTTTCTGACTGATTCAAAATCTCTGTTACGACTATGGGGCGCTAAAGATACGCCCGGACTAACAGGCCGCATTTGGCCTATATCTGCCCACGATACCGTCGCGGCCTGATCTAATAAAAGTTTCGATTTGTCAGCCATGGTGTTTTCTCCATCGCATGAAGCGTTCTGCGTCGCGTTTAATTCGCAGGCGATTGAGCGAGTTTAGCAGGCCGTCGATAAGTTAGCCTTTTGCCCTTGATGCCCTCTGCCGCTTTTTCAGCGCGCATTAGATCGTTGAAGCCCAAGCGAGTGCGCGTGTTGTAGCGGAAATCGAATTCAGAAACGTAGCGATGCAAATGCTGTTCGCTACAATGCTGATAGACGCCCTTCATGCCGCGTTTGAAGATCGAATAGTAGCCTTCGAGCGTGTTCACGTGCACGTCGCCATGTACGTATTCGCCTTGATCGTGATTGACCTTTTCGTGCTCCGCGATGCCAAAACGATTGCGAGCCTTGTAGTAAGCCGCCGCGTCCGTCATGAGCCTGCTTTCCGCATGCACGTTGCGACGGATAACGCGGTTTACTTCCATGCGATTGACGCGATCTAGGACCACTGAGCGGATCGGACCATCGCGCTCGACAAGGCTCATGACCGCCATCTTGTGAGCGTAGCCTGTGCGAACTGGCGCGCCCTTCTTGTTCACAATGAATGTTTCATCCGCTTCAACGATCTTGCCGGGGCCGCCTAGCTGGCCCTTGGAATCGGAGCGCAGGGCTTCACGCAGCCTGTGCATCATGAACCAGCTCGACTTGTACGAAATGCCGAGCGAGCGATGCACTTGATGGGCGCTGACGCCTTTCTTGGACGCGGTGAGCAGGAACAGCGCGGCTAGCCATTTGGACAAAGGGATTTTGCTGCGCTCGAACACCGTCTTTACGGTCACGGTGAATTGCTCGCGGCATTGGCTGCACTGATAAAGGCCCGGACGATGGGCCTTACCATTGAGCGCCGTCACGTCATCGCCTGTAGCGCCACAGTGAGGGCAAACAGGACCATTCGGCCAAACGCGCGCCTCTAGCCATTCGCGGGCTTTGGTCTCGTCCGTGAAAATGGGGTTTTGGAGGTTCGCGGTCATGGCACAGGTGTCCTTTCCTGCCCACATACTACCTATCGAAACTGCTTTGTCAAGGTTATAATCACCCTGGAAAGGACTTGCCAGCGACAGGTCTAGTGGCAAAGCGCTTATTCGTTTCGACAAGAAGGAATCGCTAGCGATTGAGCGTGATGCGAACGGCCGCTGTTTTTTCAAATGGAATCCACCTGATGCTGACCTAAGTACAGATTCACGCGCTTATTGGGCTCGCATGTAGGCCATGTCTATCGGCCACCGCGCCCTCACCGACGAAGAACTAACCGAATCCTCAATCGGCGAACTCTATTCGGCATTGGGGGCCAAAGACACGCCGTTCCTGTTCGAAAAGTCCTATAAGGTCGATACCGACCACGACATTCCCTCGGGCGGCGGCAATTCGCTGGATCGCAAGATCAAATACATCGATCGGGTTCTTTATCAGGAAGTGATGGATGACCAATTCAAGGCCACCGATCTCACTCCCGAACAGATTATCGAGCGCTGGCTTGATCACGAACACTCCGAAAAATGTGTGGCGGATGGCGACAATGGCGTGGACGATTATCTACCGTGCCATCGCCGCGCGCTCCGCAAAGAACATGGGGGCGTTATAGCGATTCTCGGGCCGAAGAATGCCGCGGCCAAGATCAAGAAATACGAGGAAACGATCTGGCCAGGTCTGGTGCGGTGCTATCATCGCGAGATCAAGAATCCGCCAAAGGATTTGTGGTGTGCGCCGCTCTTGGATCAGCCGTCGGAGCGCGATCAGGAGATTTTGGACATCTTTCGGAAGATGGGCGTCATTGACGCCAGTAAGCGGCCGAAATACAGTGTGCATTACGGATTTGGACCGAAGAATTGCGATCAATGTGCAGGGTGGAATCCAGAGTTGGTGTCCCAGGAGCGTGGCGAATTGGCTGGGTGCCATCGGGTGACGGGGCTTGTGAGGGCTGATAGGCATTGTGACGTTTGGAGGGAAAAATGAAATGGTTATCGAAGGTAAGAGGCTTCTATCGTCTTTTCCGTTCTGGTGGAGAAAATAGAATTGAGGCGTTTGCCTCCGCTTTACGACAAACAGGAACGGCAAAATATTTGGATTGGCTGACACAATAGAGGTCAAAATGAAGGACCGGTCGATTGTGTGGCTTATCTCCACAATATTGGGAAAGCCTGTCAGTATGGAAAAATGGTTGGCGCCGCTTGATTGGTGTCGCGGCGCCAATGGGCTGGTGCGGGCGCTTTGCTTCAATTCGGAGGCAGAAGCACAAAAATGGTTAGATCAAAACCGCATGTAAAGCCTTGTCTCATTCGAGGCAAAGCATTCTCAATCTCAGCGTGGTCACCCGTTCGCCGGAGTTGCAAAATGGAAAAGCCGACAATGAATGTGCCGGCCGGCTTCAAAATCCTCGAAGTCCCAGCGCGAATCAGGGCGATGATCCCTGACAAATACGGCGCGGAATATTTCCTGCCCACCGGCGATTATGGCGAAGGCCAACTACTTTGCATCACCTACGGCAAGAATCTTGGGGAATTCGCCCACGTGGACGGAATGCTCGCACCAAATGTCTTGATTGCGAGCGACAATGATATTAAGCGTCAAATCATAAGGCCGATGCTGGAATCGATGAAACGGCATATTGAGCATCGTGATCGGTTTCGAAAGCCTGAGTCCTCTGCGCGACTGCAAAGTGGCGATCAACCGTCCGGCTAGAACCCGGCAATTCATCAAGGAGATTCCGATGAATCGGACCCGTAAGGGATTGATTGCCGCAGGCGCGCTGGCGGCTTCCGTGCTTGCGATTACATTGGTTCCGACCGCGCTCAAAGCCACTGGCATGTGGTCTACATTGCCGGTGATCGGGGGTGCCTCGTATTGCGCTTCGACCGTTACCGGCGTCGTGCTGCCTTCGACCCAAGGCCCATTCGGCCAAGTGCCGGGATCGACCCAAGGCACTGGGCAAGGTATCTGCGCCCAAACGGTTCCTGCAGGTCCGGCTTATACCGGCGAGGAAACGATTCCCGTTGATACGCCCAGCGGCACAACGTCTGTGCTTCCATCCGCTCTGGCCGGCTCGATCAATCTCAAGACCAATCGTTTGATCGGCGGCGATTTTGGCACCAATCTTTGGCAGCGCGCGGCTTCGAGCTTTGCGGCTGTGTCTCCGACTGCCGCGGTGATGACGGCGGATCGTTGGTGGGCCTATTCGGCCTCCAACGTGATGACGGTCACGAAACAAACCGGGGCTGCCGATACGATTCCCACTCTCGGGCTTTACGCGTCGATGCGTGTCGCGCGTCCGTCAGGGACGCCTTCGGGCGCAAGCTGTGTTGGCCAGACGCTCGATAAGCAGGCTGCGGCGCCTCTCATCGGCAACAATGCGATCTTCTCGTTCTATGGTTTTGCGCCGGCCACTTTTTCGGCGTCAAACTCGCAAGTCGTGGTAACGATCGCTTATTTTACGGCGGCAGATGCGGCGGCGACTCAAGCGACGATTGGATTTGCCGGTGGCAATAGTTCAACCTTCGCGCTCGGCACCATCACCGGATATCAGGCGGCGGTTGCTGGTCTCAGTCCCGGCACGACGGGTACTGTGGCCAGTGGTGCCGCCACCATTCCGCTCTCGACCACATGGACGCGCTATTCGGTCTATGCGCCGATCCCCGCGACCAATGCATCTGGAACTGCCGTAACTGCGATCGGCGTGCAAATCTGCGCGACGCCGACACTCACCACGACGGTTTCGACAGACTATTTCGAGTTTACCGGCGCGCAGTTGCAGGCGATGCCTTCGGGCGTGACGAATCTGCTGCCCAATGGCGTGATCTCTCCGACCGGCTTTGAGCGCCGTCCCGCTGCTGTCGAACAGGTTCTGCAGCAGTACTATTCGTATGTGGTGAATGAAGGCGCGCTTGGTCCTTCGCGATCGGTTTGTCACTTCACGACGGCCAATACCACGATGCAGTGTCCGGTGCTTTTCCCGATCTCGATGCGGTTGGCGCCGGTTGTCAAATATACGGCGGGGTTTGCTGGCTTCACCACCACGGCGGAAACCACGGCGTCGAACTGCACGGGACTGGCAACCGATTCCACGGTGGCACTGGCGCCTTCGACGCAGCAGGTCATGGCGGCGTGTACGCTGTCCGGTACCACCGCGGCGGTTGGCTTGAGCATGACGCTCATTGACAATGCCGGCGCTGGTGTCATTTCGGCATCGGCCGAACCATAAGCGAACCAACAGCCGCTTTTCCTCCCAATGTGCGGCGGACTGCGGCGCGGGTCTTAGTTCCAAGCCCGCGCCGCCACCATCCCTCGAAATGGTCAGGAGACCACAATGGCAAACGATATCGGAACGCAAAAAGGCATCTCTGGCACGTCCATGAATCTCAATACCCAGCCGGGTCAGGGCACGCAAAAGCCCTCCGCGACGGCAGGGAAGGCCGATCCGGGCGGCACCAAGCCTCCGGCCGAAAAAGACGATGCGGTGCCGATGCCGAAGTGACGGATTGAGCGCGGGAAGGATTGCGACCATGCGTCAGATTTTTTTCGCGCTCGGGTTTCTTGTCTGCGCAATAGTTGCTGCGTCGGCTCAGACAACGGTCTCCGGAACGCCGCTCAATCGATCGACGGTCAATACACCGACGACTATTGCGACTGGCAATACTTTCCAGCAAATCCTGCCTTCGATTGCGGGGACATCGACCCAGCGGCAGGCGCTCACGATTGAGAACAATAATGCATCTGACAATTGCTGGCTGTTCATTGGCTCTGGAACAGCCACAAAAGCAATTTCGATGATCCTGTTGCCGGGCGGGTCTTACACGCGATATTGGCCCTATGTGCCATCCGATGCGTTCCAAGCGACGTGTGCGAGCAATTCGGATACGCTTTATGTCGATAATCAATAAAGCCATTCTTGTTGCGGCGCTATTAGTTTTTGCCACGGCGGCAATTGCCGACGGTATCAATAATTCATCGGGCAGCGGCGGTGGTGGGGGTTCCGGGACCGTTACATCGGTTTCTGTCGTTACCGCCAATGGCATATCCGGCAGCGTGGCTAACCCCACGACGACGCCTGCGATCACGTTGACGCTGGGAGCGATCACGCCCTCATCTGTTGCGATTAACGGGTGCACGATTGGATCGAATGGCCTTTGTGTTGCTGCTCCTACGTCGCTGTTCCAGGCATCTGGCGCGACGGGAGGTAATGCTCAAACCACAATAGCCCACAGCACTCTTACAACGAGCGACCAGCAATTTACTGTCGTTAACGACAACGGCACCGATAGCACGATTATTTTCACCAACGGTTCGGCGCGAGACAATACGACGCTGGTTAGGCAGGCCAGCACGACAGCCATCGCAAACACCGGGCCCGGACTATATATCGGTACGGAAACCGCTGCCGCACCCGTCGTGCTATTCGAGGGGGGCGTTGCCAATGGGGTCAATAATGCGCTTACCATCAGCGCGCCGAATGCGATTGCGTTCAATCAGTTTGGCAACGGTGCGCTTTTCATCAGTGGTGGAGCTGGCGCTATCTCATCGGGCACATTGCCCATAGCCAGCGGCGGCACGAACTGCGCAACGCCCTCGATCACCTGCTTCAACAATATCACCGGGTATTCAGCAGCGGGTGCGACCGGAACGACTTCGACCAATCTTGTATTTTCGGCTAGTCCGACCTTCTCTGGCACGGTCACGCTACCCGATAGCGGCACGTGGGGCAGCGGAGGAATCAACGGTTCGGCAATTGGTGGCACGACGCGCGCAGCGGGCGCTTTCACGACGCTGGCCGCGAACGGCACGGCGAACTTCACTGGCACTTTCCAGGTCAATAGCAACACGATCACGTGGCCCGCTGCCGCAATCTCTGTGGCGCGCATCGACGCTGGGCAGACATTTATTGGTAATCAGGTTTTCCAAGCGTCGGGGGCGAGCGGTAGCAACTCCGCGATGAATTTCATCGCAAATTTGACTACCACTTCCTTCGTATCGGACAATTTGATCAACGATACGGGCGCGGGAACGGCTGTCTACCAAATCAGAAATTCGGTCGGTGCGGGCACGACGCTGGTCAATGTTGCGAATACGACATTGCTTGCGAATACAGGTGGCGGACTTTATCTCGGCTCGGAATCGTCGTCCACGAATGTTGTTCTCTTTGCCGGCGGAACGGTGACGGCAACTAATTCTGCGCTGTCGATTAGCGGCTCCGGCCAGCAAGTCACCATTGGATCGGCAACGCCAGCCGCAGGCCAGCGCGGCGATCTCTCGCAGATCAAGGAAACCGATGCCGCTGCCGCACCCGGCGCTGGATACGCCGTGCTCAAATGGGTTGCCGGTTCGGCAGGCTCATGTAATTTGATTGCTTATGCGGGCACGAGCACGACGCCGGTCACCATTGCTAGCACTGTGGGGTCGGGATGCTGATTATGAAAAAGCTTTTTGCTGTTGCCGCCGCCTCCATCCTCTTTGCTTCGTCCGCATTCGCTGGCGGTCTCGTGCCTGCCGTGAACGCCGATATGGGCTGCACGGCTGCAGGGCAGGCCGTGCAGTACAGCGGAAGTGCTCTCACCTGTGGCGCACCGACGCGCCCTCTCGCGACCGTCGGAGCCGGAGGAAGCCAACTGCCCACATGCAACTCCACGACCAAAGGGGCAATGTACATGGTCACTGACGCGCTGACGCCCGTGGCGATTGCGACCGTTGTCGGTGGTGGTGCGGTGTCGATCGGTGTCACGTGCAATGGTGCAAATTGGATTGTGCAATGATGCGCATATTCGCAATTTTGCTGTGTCTTGTCTCATTTTCCGCGTTGGCCCAGCAGCAGCCGACGCCCAGTCAAACCGCGATTCAGATCGACAACGTGGTCAATCAATGGGCGCAGCAGATCGAGGCGCAGCAGAAGCAGATTGCGGATTTGCAGAAACAACTTGAGGAAGCAAAGGCGAAAATTACCCCCGAAAAATGAAAGACAACATTTACTACATCGTCGTTGGAACCTTGGCCGCTGTTATGCTCGCAGTAATAGCTATTCTGCTAATCGGTTTGTTCGACGCGCGCGTTGATAACGACAAAATATTCGCGGTACTTGGTCCGGCATTTCAGACTATCGTTGGATGTTTCGTCGGTGTGCTCGGAAGCCGCGCATTGACCACGGGAAAGCCGCCTGACGCATGATGAGTGTGATCGCTGATCCAAGAGCCTATGTCGCGTCGTTGTCGCGCGAGGATAAGGCTGTCCTGGATCAATTGTTGGCGAAAGAATTGGCCTTGTCCTGGCATCCGGATTCCCGCAACGAGCCGCAGCTTCAAGCGTACTACAGCGAAGCCGATTTGATCTTGTTCGGTGGTGCAGCGGGCGGCGGCAAGACGGATTTGCTTTGCGGCGTCGCGCTCAACAATCATCAAAATGCGGTGATCTTTCGCAAGCAAAGCACGGACTTGCGCGGGCTTGAGGAAAGACTCTTGGCGCTCGCCGGGCGCGATGGTTGGAACGGTACTTATAAAACGCTGCGCCGCGGCTCGAAACTGTGCGAACTGGGCCACCTTGAAAAGCCCGGCTCGGAGGAAAGCTGGCGCGGTCGCCCGCACGATTTCATTGGGTTTGATGAGGGGGCGCAACTCGCTAAACAAAAAGTGAGGTTCGTTCTGGGTTGGCTTCGCAGCGTCGATCCAAAGCAGCGGCGCCGCGCGATCATTGCTTCAAACCCTCCGACCGGAGGCGAAGGCGAATGGCTTATCGAATGGTTCGCGCCATGGCTCGATCCGAATTTTGCGCGGCCTGCAGTCCAGGGCGAGTTGCGTTATTGTGTGACCGGGCCTGACCGGGACGGAACCACAGTGTGGGTGCCCGATGCCGCGCCCATCGTGTTTACCGAAGGACTGAATTGGAGGTATGCGACCGAAGCGGAAATCGCCCAGGGCGACGATAATACCGATGTCGTGCAGCCGCAGTCGCGCACCTTTATTCAATCTCTCCTGCGAAACAATCCTTATCTTGCCAACACGGGATACCGCGCACAAATTCAAGCCCTTCCCGAACCTTTGCGGAGTCAGTTGCTCAACGGCGACTTCGTTGTTGGTCGCGAGGATCATGAATGGCAAGTGATTCCGACCGCCTGGGTCAAGGCAGCGCAGGCGCGTTGGAAGCCGCAGCCTCCCGATGGTGCAGTGATGTCTGCGATAGGCGTGGATGTTGCACAGGGCGGCGCCGATAGGACCGTCTTGGCGCCGCGTCATGGGCCATGGTATGCGCCATTGATCGAGCGGCCGGGCATCCTGACGCCGACGGGATCACATGTGGCAGCGTTGGTGGTTGAGGCCAGGCGCAACAATGCCGTCATCGTCATGGATATGGGAGGGGGGTATGGTGGGGCTGCAAAGCAGCGGTTGAACGACAACGATATTGCGGTGCATCCCTATAATGCGGCAAACGAATCGAAAGCCAAGACCAAGGACAAGCAATTGGAATTCTACAATAAGCGCGCCGAAGTCGCATGGCGATTCCGTGAAGCGCTCGATCCCGATCAAGATGGCGGTTCGCCGATTGCTTTGCCGCCCGATCCACAGTTGCTTGCCGATCTGACCGCCCCGCGATGGAAACTCACAACCAACGGCATCTTGGTCGAACCGAAAGAAGATTTGAAAAAGCCCGAGCGCCTTGGTCGCAGTCCGGATAAGGGGGATGCCGTGATGATGGCATGGTCGGAGGGTGAAAAAGCAATTATCAGCGGGATCAAGAAATTCTCGCGCGTCGCACAGATTCCGGCTATACAGCCTCGCGTCGATCTGCCGACTGAGCGCGGCACGGGATGGATGGGGCGGCGGTGATGGCCGAGGAAAACAAAAAACCGGACGCACCACGGATTGCGATTGAATCTATTGCATCGCCGACTTCATCGCGTTGGCTGTCCGATCAACTCAAAGACGCCATGAAAACCTTCAAGGGCGAGCCGCCAAAACCGCAGATTGACCAATCGCCGAATCGCGGCTGCGGCTGGATGGGCCGCAGATGACGGATTTTGCCGCAACCGCAGACGATGGGCCGCCCGTTCCCGGCGATCCCGGAATCGTTCTAGAGGCGGTTGACCGCTGGCACGCCTGCGAGGACTGGCAGGGCGTCCAGGACGAGCGAATCCGGGAGGATATCAAATTCGCCAATGCGGACGCCCGCAATGCCTGGCAGTGGCCCACCAAGATTTACCAGGAGCGCACGTCCGACGGCAACGATATGCCGTGTCTCACCATCAACAATACCCGCGTTCACAATGATCTGATTATCAATCAACTCTCCAAGAACAATTACGGCGTGAAAATCCGCCCCACAGGCGGAAAGGCCACTTATGAATCCGCCAAGGTGATGCAAAGCATCATCAAGCGCATAGAGGATATCTCGCGGTTCGGGTCGGTGCGACGAAAGATTGCGGAACAGCAAGTCGATGGTGGGCTAAGCTATTGCATTATCGAAACCGCTTACACATCTAATCGCACGCGCAATCAGGATATCTACCTCAAAGCCTCGCGCGATCCGACCGGCGTTTATCTTGATCCGTGGATCAGGCAGACGGATGGGTCGGATGCGAATTTCGGTTTCATCTTCGAGCGGATGCCGCGCAAGGAATTCAACCGGAAATATCCGAAGTTCAAAGACAAGATCGGCGCGGCTCCGCTTGATTCGGCTTTTGCAAATTGGATCAGCGACAAGGAAATCATCCTTGCGAAGTATTTCCGCAAGAAACAAACACCCGATAAATACGTCTGGTATAAGCCAACGGGCGGCGCCGACGCCGTCGAAAAGCTCGCATCGGAAATCCGCGACGAGTCCGGAAAAGAGATTTATGACGCTCTTATGCTCGATATCAAAGATGGCGTGATCGAAGGTGGGTCGCGGCCCGTTTTCAATGATGAAGTCGAATGGTTTTTGATCGCGGGCGACACGATCATTGATCGTGGCGATTGGGCCGGAAAATATATTCCGATCTGCCGCTGCGTGGGACGTGAACTTGTGGTGGACTCGACGCTCGATATCAAGGGCCATACGCGGCCTCTCATCGATGCGCAACGCATGTTGAACTTTTCGGCTTCGACCGACGTGCAAATGAATGCGCTGCAGCCGAAATCGCCTTTTATAGGGTCCGCGGAGGCTACTGAAGGGCAAGAGGGTTGGAAATCTGCCAACATCAATGCTTTGGCGGTCCTGTTATATAATGCGTATGATGATGAGGGAAATAAACTTGACCCTCCGCAGCGTGTGCCGCCGCAGCAACCTAACGCTGCGTATCAGACGGCGATGCAAAACGCCGAACGCCAAATGATGATGATCTCAGGGCAGTGGCAGCAGACCACGGGCCAGCAGGATCAGCAGTTTCCTCAATCCGGCCGCGCGCTCCAAGAGGGCCAGCAGCAAGGCGAAACCGCGACCTATCATTTCCCCGAGCATCAAAGCGACATGCTGCGCTTTATCGGCGTGCAATTGCTCGATCTCATCCCAAAAATCTATGATACGGAGCGCACTCTCCATATCATGGACGAGAAAAATGAAAAACGCTGGATCAAGATCGACCCGAATCAAGTAAATGCGGTTCAAAAGTTGCAGCATGTGCAGGCGGATGAGGAAGCCATTCAACTCGCTTTCAATCCGAGTGTCGGGGAATACGAATGTATTTCCGATCCCGGACCGGATTTTGCTACCCAAAGGCAAGAGGCGCGGAGCATGCTCGGAACCATTCTCGCCAACAACAAGGAATTGGGCGGCGTCGTCGGCGACTTGCTGTTCAAATATATGGATGTTGAGGGTGCGGAGGAAGTCCGCGAACGTTTGGAGCGGGAAATCAAGGCGACAAAGCCTTATTTGTTCGGCGATGCGCCCGATCCGCAGGTTTCCACACTGCAACAGCAAATCGCGCAGCTTACGAAATTGAATGCCGAGTTGGTGACAAAGCTTGCCGATCAAAATCTCAAAATCCGCGGGCGCGACGAATTGAGGGACATCGAATCGTTCAATGCCGATACCAAACGCATGGAAGCAGAGATTCGTGCTTTGAAGGATTTGCTCCTCAATCCCCAGCAACGCGCCCAAATGGAGCATGAGTTGGAAGTGCTTGGTCATCAGCACGTCTACAATACGATTGCACAGGTTAATGAGGCGGCGTTGACACCATCCGATGCTCCGTCCGCTCAAAACGGCAGTGGGGCAACGCAATGAACCCAGCCGAATCACCCTTTACCGCGACCGCGCGCATTATCGGCGAAGTCTCCAATGGCTTCGATAATCTGCGAATCATCGCCAAGGACGTGCCGGGATTGTCCGCGGAGGATCGCCGCACCATTCGCGAGGCGGCCGATGAATTGGAGGCAAGCCAGCGCGCGCATTTGCTGACTTATGCGCAACTTATTGAGACTCAAGCGAAATTAGCTGCGGTCAATGAATGCTTGATCGAAACTTCGCAAAAACTGCTGCAAACAAAAAAGCCTGTGTTTCCCCTGTTTCCCAAGTTGCAAATGTCCACAGGTTGGGTCAAGGTCGTACCGTTCCAGATAACAATTCCGCTAGGGTCGCAATAATGCCTGAGGATGTAACGCCCAAGCCGATGCCGACCACGGGAATGCCGGATCGGGTCGATTCGCTCAATCCGCCGACCGATATGAATATGCGTGCCGGCGTGAAATTCGGCAGGATGGACGTGAATCCGGGCAAACCGCCGAAAGGTGACAAGTGATCGAAGTCAACGGCGAGAGTATCACCAACGATGAGGCCATGGGCCTCATTAAAATGCTGTTTAACGACGCCAAGCAGATGGCCGGCGAGTTTCATGGCATGGAACGCTCGGAAAAATTCCGTATCAATTGGCCCGATGAGAATGAATTCGCCAAGTCGGAATGGCGCAATTTTGTCGAGGCGACGATTCAGCTTTACGTCGAGCAATTGAAAGACCCTAAAGTATCTCCTGCGGACAAGCGCCGTTTGCATCTGGCGATTGTGCTCAATGCCATGACCGCCAAGGATCAACCGAAAGATAATCGGCTGCAGCTTGCGCCGAATACCCAGCAGTTTGTTGGGGACAAGTACGAAAATCGCAAGATCGCGGAGAAATTCGGCAACGCGCCGAACTATCGTGCGGCCTTGAAGCGTTCAACAGCCCATCTCCTGCACTGAGGGATTCATGGACCCGGCACAAAATCCCACTCCGAACGAGGCTCCTGTTGTAGCCGTTGATCCTGCGTTGTCGCTCGATCCGGCTGCCGAACCTACAGCACCGCAACCCAAAATGGTGCCGGTCGATGTGATGGTGCGCGAGATCACGCCGCTTCGCGCCAAGGTGCGCGAGACTGAGGCTGAATTGGCGACCAGCCGGCGCACAATTGCCGAACAGAACGAATTACTTTCGCGGCTGCAGCAGCCTAATAATCAGCAACAGCCGCAACCCGTGCCGCGGCAGCCGGCGCAGCAGCCGCAATCCGACGACGTGGACCGCCGCGCGGCTGAATTGGTCTTTCAGCGCGACGCCCAGCAAGTCAGCGAGACTGGCCTGAAAACCTATGGTCAAGGCTGGGTCGATGCAGTCAATGCGCTCAACGCCTATGGCGTCAATTCGGCGGATTTTGTCTCGTCCGTCATTGAAATCGACCGCGCCAAGGCGCATGAAATCATGCACGCGATTGCGCAGGATGGCGAAAAAGCCATTGCGCTTGCAAACATGACGCCCGCGCGTAGGATCGCCGAAATCACGAGGATGGCAATGGCTCCCGCTGCCCAGAAAACCGATCCGACGCCGCCGGCTACGCCCGTAATGCCCGCGAAAACCGTGAGCAAAGCTCCGGCACCGCCGCCTCCGGTCGATCCGAGCGCAAGCAAGGTTGTGGACTGGCGCGCCGATGAATCGAGCGATGAGGAATTCACAAAGGGTTTTGAGGAAATGATGAAGCGGCGCACCGCGCGTCGTTAAGGACTGAGAATCGTCCGCACCAGGCGGCATCCTGGGTTAGTATCGCGCCGTTGCGCTGCGACCTGAGCATTATCAGGGTTTTCCCGCCCTTGTCCGCGTCGGGACCGGACAAACACCGCACAGCAATGTGCTCCCAAAAACCAATGCGCCGGGTGATGGCGCGATTGATTCTCAGGAGCCATCCCGATGGCGAACAATATCCTTACGCCTTCAATGATCACGCGGTATTCGATCCGCATGTTCTTGAATACGAATTATTTCATCCAGAACGTTTCCCGCCAGTTCGAATCGCAGTTCGGCATCGAAGGCGCGCGGATCGGTGCGCAATTGCGTATCCGCTACGCCAACCAATATACCGTCACGGACGGTCCCGGCATTGCGATTCAGGATACGACCGAACAGCAATTCCTGCTCACGGTCGCGACGCAGCGCCATGTGGACGTGGCCTTCACGTCGGCGGAAACCACCTTGGACGTGGACGATTATATGGAGCGAATCGTGCTCCCGCGCGTCAATGCGCTCGCCGCCAACGTCGCACTCCAAGTCATGGTGAACACGGCAACGGCGTGCCGAAACGCGACCGCCAATGTGGATGCCAACAACAATATCCTGCCGATCACCGATAGCCCGATTGCGCTGGCACGTGCGCTCTTGGAGGAAAACTCCGCGCCGAATTTCGGCGAAATGGGAATGCGCAAGTGCGTTCTTGCTCCGCGATCCGATACGCGGATTCAGCAGTCGCTTCGCGGCCTGTTCAACCCGGTCGATTCGATTTCGCGGCAGTACAATACCGGCATGATGTATGAGGCGCTGCAATTCCGGCTGTTCGAGGATCAATCGGTGGTCTCGCACACGACCGGGTCGCTCGCAACTGCCACGGTTAACGGTGCGAATCAAACCGGCCAAGCGCTCACGGTCAATGCGCTCGGCGGAACGATCAATGCCGGCGACGTGTTTACCATCGCGGGTGTGAATGCGGTCAACCGGGTCAACTATTCGAGCCTGGGAACCTTGGCGCAGTTTGTCGCAACGGCGAATGCCGCCGCAGGCGCGACGCAGATTCAGTTCTATCCGCCAATCGTTCCGCCGGCTTCGAACGTACCTTATGCTGGGCTGCCTTACACGCCGCAACAGTATCAGACCGTCACGGCGTCGCCGGCCAATAACGCCACGATCACGCCATTTGCGAATGCGAGCGTGACCTATCGCGAGAATCTGGCCTATGCGCCCGATGCGATCACCTTGGTCGTGGCGCCGTTGTGGATTCCGCCGAACGAGAAAGGCGTCATCGCTGCGGCTCGGCATGAATATGATCGTCTATCGATGCGCAGCCTGGTCTGTTACGAACCGACAACGGATCAACCCATCGATCGCCTGGATATCCTGTTCGGAAGCGGCGTTCCGCGGCCAGAGTGGATCGTGCAGGCCATGGACAGCACGCCGTAGACTTTGCGTTACGAGAGTCGTACCTTCCGCTGCTAGGAACGACCGCACTCAGCGCAGACACGCCTTCGATCCGGAACGATTCTCGGTATGGCTCATTAACGGAAATCGGGGGAAGAAAGTGCAAGTGCCGACTACCTGAAATAAGTTAGGTTACGGCGCTTGCATCGGTCAAAGAATCAAATAGGAGACGATCATGGCTTTCGATCCCGAGAATCACGAAATCGATCCGCACAGCGGATTCATGGTGCACAAGGACACCGGGCATCCGATTGGCCTTGTACCGCCTCCGCTGCAATCGCCCAAGGATATCGAGTGGCCAAAATGGGTGAAGGTCCACGATAGCCATATCCTGCGCAAGAAAGTAGAAGGTGTGCCGGACCATGTGAGTGTGCCGGCATATCCAGAATATCATGTGGACCGTTTAACTGGCGACGTGTCGGTGTTGGTCCATGATGAGGATCAGGAAAAGATCGCGACTGCGGAAGCCGTAAAAGACGACGAGGATCAAAAACGGATTCCGAGTCTTGATGAGCGGGTGCGCCGTGAGGTCCATCGCGACGTTGAGGCGACGGAACGCGAACAGGCAGGCGCCGTATCGGCGGCAATTCAACGGCAGCGCGAACAAATCGAAGCCGATGAAACACGCCGCCGCATGGCCGAAGAGGCCGCGCGTCGCGGCGAGAATCAGAAAACGGTCGCGGAAATCGCCGCTGCCGATCAGGCTGCACTTGACGAGCAACTCGGCGCGCCTGTCGCTGAGGAACGTCGGCGCATTCTTGCCGAGGAAGCCAATCGGAAGCCGCCCGTCGGATAATCATCAACCGGAGAGTTGCCTATGGCCTTTGTTCTGCCGTCCAAACGCGAAGCCGGCTATCTCGATCCGTCCATTGCGGGAGAAGGCGCCAAAGTAATCATGTCCGATGGCGACGTGATCACCTATAATCCGCCTCCCCCCAAACCTGTTATGCCGGATTGGTCCACGATCAAATCCATTCGGCATTATTTCAATCGGACGGATTATCGGGTGTGGCCGGCGTGGCTCTATCATCCCAAGGATCAGCCGCGGCTGGTCCGGACTGCAGATGAGGCGGCGGAACTTGGCGTCTGCTATCGCGAATCGACCATGGATGAGAAAGGCCGTTATGGCCGCGATCACGTGTGGGACTGGCAGGACGATTGCCAGTGGCGTCCTCAGCCGTGGCCCGGCACCCAGAAATTCGATCCGCTCAAAGCGGAGCAGGGCAAGACGTACATTGCCTCTCCGGTCAATCCGTCCATCGCCCAGAACGAGCTTGCGGCGCTTTTGATTCCCCAAGTCGCTGCGGCGGTGGCGCAGGCACTCAAGGCGTCCGGGCCTGCCGCGCCCGCGACTATCGATCCGGCGCAGTGGGACCAATTCCTGGCCTTCCAGGCGTGGCAAAAGTCGGCGGAAGTCGTTGGCGGTGCCGTCGAGCGTGCGGCGCAGCCGGAGGCTCCTGGGTTGGGATTGCAGGGCGGCGGTACGCAGAGTGGCCCGGAAGCGGAACGCACTGCATGGGAAGTAGCGGCCGAACAAAAGGGCATCAAGATCGACCGCCGCTGGTCGCTTGAGCGTTTGAAGTCCGAGGTCGAGAAGGCGGCTTGATGCCATGGCAATGCCTCCGGCAGAACCGGCCCTTCCGGTCGATACCTGTGGGGCATTGCTGACAAATGCTCTTATCGACGGTGGAATTGTCGGCATCGATGAGGCAATCGAGCCGGCGATTCTCAACCGCGCTTTCACGCAAGCCAACTGGCTACTGGCGCAATGGGCGCGCAAGCGATGGTTGGTTTATCGGCTTGTGGATTATTCGTTTGTTTCGACCGGCGCACAGAATTACAGCGTCGGCCTTAATCAGACGGTCAACATCAATCCGCGGCCGGATCGATTGGAATATGCATTTTTGCGCTTCTTGAATCAGGCGCCTCCCGGCGGTTTGTTTGTCGATATCCCGCTCGACATTATCCAATCGCATGAGGATTATTCGCGAATCACGGTCAAGAATATTGGGACCTTGGCATGGCGGATTTTTTATGATCCGGTGTGGCCGGTTGGGGTATTGTTCCCGTGGCCCGTGCCGCAACCGACAATCTATGAAATTCATTGCGGCTTTAAGGTTGTGCTGCCGCGTTTTGCAAATATCCAACAGCCTATCAATTTTCCGCCCGAATACGAATCTGCTTTGAATTGGTGCCTTGCGCGCCGTTTTCGCGCCAGTTATCAGATGCCCGCCGATCCTGAAATCAACGCTTTGGCGCGCGACGCGCTCAATGTCATTCGCCTCGCGAATCAGGCTGTCGGAGTGCTGAGGATGCCGAGTTTTCTGCGCAACAGGAATCGCGCATATGATTACCGCGGAGATTCGGACAGTTTTTAAATGCTGATAGCTTTGGATTATGGAAAGACATATACGAGTGACCCTTTTTTGTGGGAGAAATTTATTGCGTGTGCGAAAGAACGGGGTCATGAGGTCGTGTGCGTCACCATGCGTGCCGAAAAACACGGTGCCGGCGGCATTTCAGTTGAAGTCATCTACACTGACGGAGAAAAGAAACTTCCCTACATGACTCGCCTCGGCCGAAAGGTCGATATCTGGATAGACGACTGGCCTTCAACTATTGGCTAAGGAGACGGAAAATGTTCAAGACGCTTCGGGATATGCTGTTGGGTGCAATCTGTTGTGCCGCTGTCGGCGCCGCGGTTGCCGCGGTAGGGACGCCTCCGGGTACCGGCCCTGGCCTCGTGGATGGCGCGTGGCTCAACGGATTGGCCGGTGGTCAGAACTATAGTTATCAGTCCGGAATTACCGCCGCGGGCACCACCCAGGCCACGGGTACGGCGCTGCCGACCAATATCTATTTGATCGAGGTCGATACCGTCGCGGCGAGCACGGGCGTCAATCTGCCGCCGTGCATTCCCGGCACGCAGATGCAAATCTATAATAATGGCGCGCAGACGCTCACGATTTATCCTTCGGTGGCGAACAATCCTCTTACTGCCGCGCAGGATACGATCAACAACGCGACATCGATCACGCTGGCATCGCACGTTGCCACGTCGCCGGCCTGCGCCAAAGCGGGAAATTGGTACGCATCCTAAAAGATCATGGCGGCAAGCAAGAAACGCAAGGAACGGCGAGCGGCGGAACGGGCGCAGCGATTGGCCGCGCCTGCTTCTCCCATTGTGGAGGACAGCTATGCGAGTACGCCCACAATACTTCGGCTGGTACGATCCGAAGGCATTGCTATATCGCCTGAGCCGCCTGCCGCCGGACGCTCCGGTGCGGATATCGCTGCCGTTCCAGAAGAAAAGCGATCTGATGGAATTTCTCGACAAGAGAAAAGCGACGGTCCTGTGGTCGCCGCCGCTGCCGATGGACCTGCCGAACGATCTATCCTCATTGATTCCATCCCCACAAATCTTGTAAGGCGCAGTTTCGACGCGGAGGAAATCAATGGGATTCTCAATGATCCCTCCGTGTTCAAGTATGCGGCGCATGAGGGAATCCAGTCGTTCGACGTGGCACCCTTGCTGGCAGATACGCGCAATGTTTTGTTGATGGCCGATCATGGTGGCATGATCTTTCATTGGCAGGCGCTCGGGGTTTATCATGTCCATACCAACTTCTTGAAAGTTCCTCGCGGCTATTCCGGCCCCGGAACTTATGTTCTTAACGCGTGCCGTGCGGCTTATCGTTGGATGTTCACGCAAACCGATTGCATCACTTTGCTGACATTGATCCCCGCTCATAACCGGGCCGCTTCCATGTTTGCGCCGTTGGCGGGATGGACAAGGGAATTCGAACGCAAGTCGATCTGGCCGTCCGTCGAAGATGGTGTGGTCGATATGTCGTTTCTGGCGCTGCGTTATGACGATTGGGTGCGAAAGACGCCCGAGCTTATGATATCCGGGCGAGAATTTCATGAGCAATTGGAGCGCGAGTTCGAGCGGCACGGCGCGCAGGACAAAAAACATCCGGACGAAGATTGTCATGATCTGCATGTCGGTGCCTGCTTTGAAATGATCCGTGGTGGCCAACTCGACAAGGCGGTGATCCTTTATAATCGCTGGGCGCAGTTCGCCGGCTATGGCCCGATTGAGATTGTTTCGCATCAACCCACGGTGCTGAATATCGGTACGGCGCTGATTCAGATTTATGGCGATACCTTCAAAGTCGTGAAGGTGCTGGGATGACCCAGATTGCGTTGAATTCCGGTGCATATAGTTCGGAATCCTTAATTGCGAACGCACAGCGTGCCGTAAATGTTTTCGCGGAAAAGAATCCAGCCAATACGGAACCGACATTTCCGACCACTCAATATGTGCGCCCCGGTTTGAAACCATTGGGTGCGCCGCCCGTTCCTGGCCTCTCGCGTTGTTTGTATGGTGCAACAAATGGCGACGGTTATGCAGTGATCGGTCAGGTGGTTTATTACATCGATCCCGATTGGAAGTTTACCGCGCTCGGCAATTTGATCGCCAACAAAGGCACGCCGGCCTCCATGGCCGACAATGGTAAAAATATCATCGTGGTTGACGGGTCGCCACAGGGTTATACGATCAATTTGACTGGAATTCCGCTACGGCAATTGACCCAGATCGCCGATCCTAATTTTCTGGGTTCGGATCGGGTGGATTTCATTGATTCGTTTTTGATCTTGAACGTTCCTGGGACCAATCAATGGTATTGCACGCTGTCTGATGATATTACGTTCAATGCGCTCTATATCGGCGTCAAGACGGCGTGGCCGGACAATATTCTCTGTGTCGTGGCAATCGAACGTGAAGTCTGGATTTTTGGACCGAAGAAAAGCGAGCCGTGGTTCAATGCCGGCAGCACCCCGTTTCCGTTCCAGATTCTGCCGGGCGTGATTATAGAGCAGGGTTGCGCCGCAAAATATTCTCCCGCCAAAATGGATACCAACGTCTATTGGTTGTCACAGAGTCCGGAAGGCGCCCGCATGGTAATGCGCGGCAATGCGCAGAACGTCGCGCAGCGGATTTCCACCCACGCCATCGAAAAAGAGTTTTTAAAATATGCGCGCGTGGACGATGCAATCGGTTCGGTCTATCAGATCGAAGGACACTCGTTTTACGAGTTGCATTTTCCTAGTGCCGACAAGACGTGGGCAATCGACCAAGCGACGGATCAATGGTTCGAAGATTGCTCGATCGATGGGAACGGCATCTTACATCGCGCGCGCAATGCCTTCACGACCTATCTCTATGGCAAGAATGTCGCGCTCGATTGGGCGACCGGACAGCTTTATGAAATTGATCTGAATACCTATACCGATAACGGCCAACCGATTCCGTGGATCAGGTCGTTTCCGCATTTCACCAACGAACTAAAATATGTGAATCAGGCGGCTATTGTCGCGGACTTGGCTACAGGAACGCGGCCAAATACCGGTGAGGTCAATCAGTTTTTAAGCCCTTGGAGCGCGGGGTTTAGTTCGGGATTCGGGCCTCTTACCCAGGTCGCTGCACCCACGGTCAATCTGCGTATTTCTCGTAATGGTGGGGCGGAATATGGAAATAACCGCCCCAAACAGATGGTGAGCTCGGGCCGCTATCGTTCGATGATGCGCTGGCGCGGCAACGGGCTGGCGCGCGATTGGGTTATTGAATTGAGTTCGACCGCGGAAATGTGCGGGGCTTTGAATGGGGCTTACGTCGATCCGATTGGGGCTGGAGCATGAGCATTCTTCATCCGCAAGGATTATTTAATGGCCGCGCCCCTTTGGTCGATCCACAAACCGGCATTCCGACAACTTCTTACGGTCGGGGATGGCTGCAGGCAATCGATACTAGGACTGGCGCCGGCACCGGTATTGTACCGAAAGTCAGCAATCCTACGGTGACTGCAGCGGGAATTGCGATTAATGATGCCTTCCAACTTACAGCGGACTGGAACGATATCGAGGGGGGGCCGGCGAATTCCGGAGTCGCAATTGCCTCCGCGCTCGATCTTCAACCCGGTAACGATATCTGGGTATTTAACGGGACGGCTACGAATAAAAATGTGTATCCGCCCAATGCGCAAACGCAAATAGATGCGCTGGGTGCTGGAATGCCGTATGTTCTTGGCGCTGGGAAGTTGCGATGTTTTCAGTGCTGGCAGGCGACGCAGTTTCATTCTTACGGAAATTGAGAATCACAGATGCCGGTCGGTGCGGCAATCGGCGGGGGACTTGGGGCGATAGGCTCCATCGGCGGCGCTTTGCTTGGATCGAGCGCCGCCAGTAAGGCCTCAGCGCAGCAAGTGGCTTTGGGTCAACAGGCACTGAGTCAACAGGAAGGAATTTGGAATACCGAACAGTCCGCAATTCAGCCGATCATAGGGCTTGGGACCGGTGCTGCGAGCGGCGCGCTTTCGACACTGCAGAAACTGTTGACGCCTGGTGCCAATATGACCCAGACGCTTTCGCAGATTCCGGGATTTACGTTCGCTCAGGATTGGGGGCAAAAAGCCGTCCAGAATATCGGGACGACGACGGGACTAGGGGGCAATACGCTCACGGCCGGTGCCAATTTCGCGACGGGACTTGCGCAGCAGGGCTATGGCAATATTGTCAATTCGTTGTTGGGGCTGTTTTCATCCGGCGGCAATATTGCCACGGGTGCTGCGGGGGCCCTCAGTGGCGCGGGTTCGGCCGCGAGTAATACCATTGGCGGCACCCTTACAGGGATCGGACAATCGGAGGCGCAGGGCACTTTAGGTTCTGCGAATGCTTTAGCTGGAGGACTTCAGGGTGCGACGAGCTCAATCGGAAATGCTCTCCTGTTGAGCAGAATTCTGGGCGGCGGGAGCGGAGGATCGGGAATTTACATGAGCGGCAGCAAGGGCACATAAAAATCAATGGCCGCGAATCAAAACGCCTTGTCTGCCGGTTCCTCTCCGCGCTCGCGCGGTGCGGCACTTTCTGCCGGCGCTTTGCCGCCGCCGCCTCCCATGTTAGCCGGACAGCAGCAGCAATCGCCGATGCCGCAAGGTGGTGCTGTGGCTCCGCAAGGATCGGGAATGCAGCAACCTGGACCGCAACAAGCGCCAGCGCCCACCCATGGGCAGACGGTCGCTGCGCTGCGGCATTTCAATGCCGTGCTGGGAGAATTGAAGGGGCTTTTGCAAAATCCGGATTTGGGCAAAGCCAATCTGAAATCCACCATCATCGATGGTATGACCAAGCTTGTTGCCGAGCGAATCATTCCGCCGGCCGCTGCCGTCAGTCAGCTTGCTTCCGTTCCGGATGCTCCCTATCAGCAGGCTCAATGGGCTGCGAATCACTATGCGCAGACGGTGCAAGCGCAGGCGGCGGTGTTGGATCATCATCGGCAATCGGCAATGGGAACCGGAAACTACGATCTGGAAAATGCGCTCCATAGCGATGAGAGTGACCCGGAGAATCACCTGGAAACGATGCACGGAACGATGGCACAGCACTATGCGGGAGGGCAGCAATAATGCCGGACGCATCTGCGCTTTATCCCGCGCCGCCTCAGCCGCAACAGGGCATTCTCAGCGATCCTTCGAAGCTTTACGGCTTCGTTGCGGCGGCGCAATTGGCCAAGACATTCGCGGCGAAACAGGCGCTCGGGCAGGCCTATCAGGGGGCGCTCAATCCGGATGGCACGGTCGATCTCGGCAAGGTTGCGACGACGCTCAAGAACGATCCGAATGCGGGATTTGTGCTGCCTGAGGCGACGAGCAATATGCTGGCGCAGCATGGGCAGATGATCTCAAACGATACGGCGTCATTCGATCAATATGCGAAACAGAGTGGATTCGTGCAGCAATGGCTGGCTTCGCGGGCGAATCAGCCAAACGTAACGAAAGAGGACATTTTAAACGATGCGGTGAGTTTGGCTCGTAATACCAATCCAAATATTCTTTCGTCTGGCGCAATTAATTCGGTGATCGGCGGGATTTTGAGCGATCCGGGCGGCATCAAATCTGGGCTTGTGAATACGCAGAACCGCGTCATGGGTGCGGCTAATGCTGCGCAAAGAATTCAAGGGCCCCCGACTGAGACTGGCGCGCCGACGCAAATGCCGTTGGGTGCGGCTGGATATGGTGCGCCGGGAGGCATGCCGGGACAGGTCCAAACTGCGCCGCCTCCCGGCTTTGGCGAGCGCCAGGCGGGCGCGGCGGCGCTCGATACAAAACTTGCCGGCGGTCTCGCGGATGCAGCCGAAGGCTCGCCATCGCGAATCGGCATTCTCGGCAATCTTGACAACGCCGTCGATAAATTCACGGCAGGTCCTGGCGCGGATTGGTCGATGGTGGCGAAAGCCTTCGTCAATCGCAACGTGCCGCTGCCGAACGGATGGCAATTCGATCCCAAGTCGATTGCGTCACAGCAGGAATTCAACAAGCAGGCGATGCAGCTTGCGCAGCAGCAGTTCCAGTCCATCGGCGGCACGGGAACGGATGCGAAGTTTTCGTCTGCATTTGAAACCTCGCCAAACGAGACGCTTTCGACGCTGGGCAATAAAGGAATCATTCGTCTGCTCAAAGGCAATGAGGACGCTCTGCAGGCCAAGAATACCGCATGGCTGGCGCGCTCGAGCGCCGATCCGAATGCGTCCTATCGCCAATTCTCGCAGGACTTCAATAATCACTTCGACCCGCGCGTCTTTCAGTTCAAATATCTGGCGCCGACGGAACGCAAGGCCTATGTCCAGCAAATGGACCCGCAAGAGCAACAAAAGTTCCTCTACAATGCGACCGTTGCGCGAAAGCAGGGTTGGATCAATTACGATATGAGCAAATGAAATGGCGGACGATCTGTCGCCGCAGGATCGCGATTTGATTACGCGAACCGTTCTTTCCGAAGCTGGAAAGGATGGCGATGCGGGCATGGCCGCTGTCGCCTCTGTCATCAAGAATCGTTTGTCATCCGGACAATATGGCGGCTCGCCATCCGATGTTGTGTTGGCGCCGAATCAGTTTTCAGCGTGGTCGTTGCCGCGAACCGACCCGAATTCTCCGTCGCGCTGGTCTACAAAAAACGGTGACTATCAAAAAGCGGCGGGACTTGTCGATTCGGTGTGGAAGGGCGACATTCCCGATTCGACCGGAGGGGCCGATCATTATTTGAATCCGTCGATTGTCATGGCGCAAAATGGACGGTTGCCGGATTGGGCGCAGGGCCAGCCGACTGCCAAAATCGGCGGCCATGCTTTTTATGCGCCGAATGGTCCGGTGCCCCAGTCTCAATTCGGCATACCCTCGCAAGACGATATTGGGGAAACGGCGCGTGCGCTTGGTATTAGTTCCGTGCCCCAAGCTTCCGCGTCCGGGAGGCCGCAGATTGTGATTCCCCGTCAGAGAACCGCAAGCGATCCGCCGCCGCCTGCGTTCTCCAATGTGAACGATGATGATATTGCGGCAACGGCGCGGGCGCTTGGGATTGGCTCCAATGCTCCGGTTGCAAAAGGAACATTGCCGCCGCAGTTCACGCCTGCCGATCTGCCTTCGCGATTGCCTGCGGAGCAGGAAGCGGTGGCACAACAGCGCGCGAAAACATTGGGCGTTCCGAGCGCGATTGCGGAGGGAATGCCGATTGTTGGGCCCGCGGTCAGTATGGCCACGTCGGCGGCGGGGGCGGCGCTTGATCCGTTATCCGGCGCCAATCCGGGACTGAGTTATGGAGAAAGGTTCTCCCGCGATTGGAATATAGATCAACGCGCGCAGGAAATTTATAATCAGCAACATCCGCTGCTTTCGACGGCTGGGAATCTGTTGGGTGGGGCGCTGGTTACGGGTCCGGTGGCCATGACGAGTCTTGGCGGGCGGGCGCTCGGCACTATGGGATCAACGCTTGGCGCGCGGTTTTATAGTGGTGCGCTTGGTGGTGCTGGTATTGGTGCTGCCGATGCGGCCTTGCGCGGTCAAGACCCGATTACCGGGGCGGAAGTCGGCGGTGCGTTCGGGGCAGGCGGGCCATTGCTTGCGGAAGGCATCGGCGGCGCCGTCGGCGCTGGTTTAAATGCGGCGCGCGGCGGTCAGGGGCCGTTGGCCAATGTTAATCCCATCGCACGCAATTGGCTTTCGACGGCGATGGCCAACGAAACGCCTGGCTCGCTTGCTGCGGCGCGGACACGCATGGGTCCGCATGGGTTTCTCGCGGATTTGAATCCCGCCATGACGGAATTGGCAGCGGGAATCGCCAACCGGGCAGAGCCTCCCGCAAGCTCTGTTGTCGGCGAAGCCTATCGCACAAGACAGGCAGCGCAACGCGGCGTGATTGAAACCGCATTGGATCGCAATATCGGCAACAAAGTCGATATCGAGGATTTCAGGAATGCGATTACCGAAAACCGGAGCGCGGCGGCCGATCCGCTTTACAATCAATGGCGAACGATGCAGGTCCATCCGACGCAGGCCTTGAAGGATATGATTCCGCGGCTCGATAAGGTCGGTGCCTTCGATGAGGCGGAATTCTTGTCAAACGCGACCGGACGGCCGATGAATCGGAATTTCTTCACCACGGGTCAGCAGAAAGATTTTCCGACCACTGAAACATGGGATTTGGTCAAGCGCGGATTGGATTCCAAGATCGAGGCAGCTTATGCCGGCGGCAACAAAACTCGCGCTGCCGCCCTCATTGGCATGAAAAACGAACTAATTAACGAAATTGGCAAAACGCCTGCAGGGCAAGTATGGAATCAGGCGCGCTCTGAATTTGCCGACCGCAGTTCGTTGCTGGATCAGATTTCGGCAGGACAGGATGCATTCCTGGGTGGCCGCGCGGGAACATCAGTCGATGAATTGCGTCAAGAGCTTCGCACGTTGAATGGGCCGGAATTGCAGGCGCGGCTTGTGGGGCTGCGCAACGCGGCCGATCAAGTCATGGGTTCGACCGCGAATGGCGATACGGCGCTGCGCAATAAGTTCTTGGCACCTAATAATCAGGAAAAGCTGCGGCTCATGCTTGGCGATACCAAGGCGCAAACGTTGATTGATACCATGCAGCAACAGGAATATTTGTCCGGTCAGGCACGCTATGTGAATCCACGCGCCGGCTCGCCAACGGCGCCGCGCACGGCCGCGATGAATGCACTTGAGGCACCGGCAATTCCACACTGGAATCCGAGTTTGACGGAACCGCTGTCGATCATTCCGCCTGCCTGGATTGACGCGCTGCGGCCTTCGACGGTTTTGCAGGGCGGCAGGAATGCGAGTTATGCGGGCGCCCGGCAGCAAATCGCGCCGCTGCTTACTCAGCGCGAGGGTCCCGGTCTATCGAGCTTGCTTGATGCAATCCGATCCGAGGCGTTGTCGCGCGGGACTGCGGCAAATAGTGGTGCGCGGGCGCGGGCGTTATCAGGACTTTTGATTGCCGGTCCGGGTGCGGAAACGGCGCGCTTGCGTGGGAATTTCTCAACCGTGCCCAATCTTGGCGGGACTCTGCAATGAGGTTTTGGAGCGTGCCAGCAAGCGCGGGAAAATTCTCAAGCGGCGGGAGAGGATCGATCTGCGGCCACCATTGCGAGCGGCGTTCGGGGCCATCGTCGGCTTGTGTTGACCAGTATTCGGCCTCCAATCGCGCAAGCGTTTTGCGCCGCGCTCCGTCTGTGACGTTGAGGCCATAATGCTGTTGAAAGCCGCGATGGATACCTTCCGCCACGGGGCCGATGATGTAGGCTGCGATCATCCACCAATTGAATTGCATGGATTGAAACTCAGTGTGGAATCTGTGTCATGTGAGGGGAGCGAAAAGCGAGAGGGTCATCGGTCACCATTCAGCCGATGAGTTTATTAAGTTTAGGGGCAATCTCTTGATTATATTGCTCCAATGAAACCTGTTCGGAAAGTTGAACAGACAGAATGAGCGGTTCGGTTGTCGGTTCATCCAATGTGCGCCATTCCGACCACCTAAGGTCGGGAGGTAGTTGCACGCGGTATTTTATGTTTTCAATGTTCATAAGGTTTTCGCCCTGGTTATCTGAAAGCCCGCACCTTCAATGGCTGCGATTATTTCGTCTGCGGTTGCGGTTTTGCCCCATTGGCTGCCCGCGACCTGGATCGCGAATCGCAATCGCTCTTGATCGGCTTCGGCTACATAGTTTCGGCATCGCGCAAATCGTATCTGGGCAATATTGGCAATGTCGTCTTCGGAAATTGTTTGATCTTCTCCAACCTTGTACTCCATTAACCGCCGAATGGAATAACCGGCTGGCGCTGACTCCGATGCCTCAAACATGGTTTGTCCTCTCATGACCCAACCAAAAACCGCCCCACAATCGAGGCGGCCGTGAAAAGATTCGGCCATCTTAGCATCATCCTTGCGCTGGCGCTATCGTGGTTTGCGCCTCAAAAGGCATATGCACAAGCTACCCTGCTACCTCTCGCCGAATCGTGTTTTGTCGGGTTGAGCCCCACAAGTGGGGGACCAGGAGGCACCGGCACGGGCTTTGTGGGCCTCCTAGGCCCGATCACGGGCGGTTCCGGGGGTACGAACGGTACCTATGGCGGCGTAGCCCTGACGGGCGGCAACGGCACTGGCGCCACGGCCAATATCACAGTTTCGGGAGGGGCGGTTACGGCGGTAACCATCCTCAACCCCGGCAAGCAATTTATGGTTGGAAACGTCCTTTCCGCTGTCCCTTCGACCATCGGCAACGTGACGGGCTTTTCGGTCCCGATCTCAAGCGTCTACATCAACCAATCCTTGGCCGGCGGCACGGTCGCCTATTACGTTCCAAACACTTCGACGTTCAAACAAACTTGGTTCAACGCCGATCAAGCCTCGAATCACCAAAATACGAATCCGGTTCAACTCGATGCCAATGGCTGTGCCATCGTCTATGGCTCGGGAATTTACCGTCAGGTTCTGCAAGACTCACTCGGCAACACGATCTGGGATCAGCTTACCGCTTCAACGAATCAGAACAATCCGTATTGGGCCAATCTCGCGGGCGGCACCCCGAATGCAATCACTGTGGTCGATACGGCGTTCGCTGGAATCGATGGACAGATCATCGGCTTCATCCCGTTATCGACAAATACCGGCGCGACGACGCTTACGCCGTCTGGATTTGGAACATATTCGATCTTGAAAGACACGTCCGCAGGCGCGGAAGCTTTGACGGGCGGTGAGATTGTCGCGAATTCTCCGTCGAATGTCGTTTACGTTTCTTTCTCGGCGACGCAACAGAATTTTCATATCATCAATCTGGTGCAGCCATCGGCATCTGCGGCACCCGTGCAGCCGCCGCAAGGCTATTTGACGTTGCAAAATGCCGCTAGCGGAGGACCTGTTCAAGGTCCTAACGATATTACGGCGGCGACGACGGTTTATTATAGTCCTTATGTCGGGAATCAAATTCCGATCTGGAATGGATCGTCGTTTTCAATTCTGGTGTTTCCGGAATTGACGCTTGCGGTGTCGTCGTCGGCTCAAGCGTCGAATACGGCTTACGATGCCTGCATTTTCAACAATGCCGGAACGCCTGTTGCCGTGTTCGGGCCGGCATGGGCAACCTCGTCCGGTGCGAGTGCGACGCGCGGTACGGGGGCGGGATCGCCGCAATTGCAAAAACAGAATGGCATTTGGGTCAATGCATTCTCGATCAATGCCAACAATGGATCGAATACCTACACGATCCCGGCGCTGCAATGCACCTATGTCGGTTCCGTTCTGGTCGATGCGACGGCGGGTCAGATCAGCGCTTATCGCACATGGGGACAGAGTAGAAAATTCGGAGTGTGGAACGCCTATTGGCGCATTCCTATTTATTTGCAGGTCGGCGATAGCACGGCAAGTTGGGGTTATACGACGGCGATAATTCGGCCCTCGAACAATGCCACGGCAAACAGCCTGATTACCTTTGTCGGGTTGCCCGAGGAAACCGTAAACCTGACGTTTCAGCAAACAATCATTCCATCCAATTCATCGGTGGTGGGAATCCAGGTTGATCTCGGCCAGATCGGTATCGGCTATAATTCCACGACGGCATTTTCGGGCACGACCGCTCAAGTCATGATAGATACGCTGCCAGGGAGTGGAGTTTGGGAGATTGGTGGGTCGCCGCCCGCAATGTATCAGCCGCCGATCACGATTGGTGCGCAGACGATTACGGCCCTTGAAACCGTAACCGGGACCCGAGGCGCAACATTCTTTGGCACGCAGCCGACTATGCTGTTGCTTGCGCAGTGGAGAGGGTGATGATGAAGCGCACATTAGCGGCTGTCGCCGCTTTTGTATTTGTGTTGATCGGGGCGCTCCCGTCATCTGCCCAGATGACAAAATCTGCGGTCATGACGCAGATCGCGAGTTGTTTTCCCGATAACAATTCCGGACTGATTACGCCGGCAATCCAGCGCCAATGCCTCAATAATATCGTCAATTCCTACCAGCAATATACCAGCGTCCGGGCGGTGACTCTCACGGCGGACACGCTGCAGGTCGCGGACTATGGACAACTCGTCACCTATGCCAATGCAAGCCCGGTTGCAGTGACGCTGCCGCAGGGTTCTGGATCGTTTTTTCCATGGAATGTCTATGTCAGTAATCTGGGCGCGGGCACGGTTACGATTACGCCAACGCTTGCGACCATCGGCGGTGCATCGTCTTTAATCCTCACGACCAATCAATCGGCCTTTATCGTGGCCGATGGTTCCTCGAATTATCAAGTTGCGCTATCCTCGAATTCGGGTGCGGGCGGCACGCGAATAAGGCTCACGGCCGATACCAATTTTTATGTGAACGGAAACAGCAGCAGTTCTCAGCCGTGCAACGGGCAAACATGTTCGGCGGGCAACGATAGTAACAACGGGCTTTCGGTCACGGCGCCGTTCCTCACGGGGCAGCACGCCGTCAATGTTGTAGCGCAGAACTATGATTCAAATGGTTTTAATGCCACTATTGTTTTTGCAGATGCTCCGACATCGTCTGTAGCTGCGGCAAATTATCCAGTGGCCTGCAATGGTGGCGTCCTTGGTAATCCATTTATATTTTTGCAGGGCAATTCATCTAGTCCGACAAACGTTCACATGACCGCGCCAAATGGCGGAACGGCAGTTTTTGCCGGCGATGGCTGCGAATTCAAGGTCACGGATATTCAGATTGATGATGCGGGGTCTGCGGCCAATGCAATGCGGACATCTGAGCACTCCATCATCGATGTGGTTGGCACGACTATAGGGTCATTTAATTCCAGTGCGGTTTGTATCAATGCGACCAAGAATGCCGTTATTAATTTCAATGTGGCGTCCAGTTCCTTCCTCGGCAATTGCGGACAGGCGTTGCTTGCCGACAATACCGGCATTATCCAGGTTAATCCTGGAATCCAGTTCAATTTTCCCAATAATGGGACTTTTACGAATGTGGCATCGGCGATCAACGGTGGGTTGTTGAAAGGGTTTACGTCGTCGTCTTTCAATATTGGTGGCACGATCACGACGAGTGGACCTCGGGCGTTATTCAGCGGAACGGTGCTCAACTTTGCAGGAAGCGCATGCGCGGCGATATTTCCCGGCAGCGCGGCTTGCAGTTTCACCAACCTGGCGACGGACGATACGAATGAGGGGACGCCGGCTCTGCGGTCGTTAGTTTCGTCGGGTTTTATCTATGTCACCTTGACTGGCGTCAATTTCAATTCCGCGACCACAGACAATGCGGTGCCGATCACGCTGCCGCAGGGCATGACGCGGTTTGTGTTTAACACGGCTTACATTACGAACGCCTCTCATTCGCTCACGACCGCCACGATAGGCGTCTTTGGTACGACCGGCGGCGGCTCGCTCACGATGGCGGCGGATCAGGCAATCACGGTTAGTGCCACCGCAGACGCGACCAACAATAACGCGCAAAGTCTTACCTCAACCAACGGTAATACGCAGTCCTATGTGTTGGCCAATCTTCCGCATACGCCGAATGTTTATGCGCGTATCGGGACGCCGGAGGGTGCCACAGCGACGGGCGATGTGACGGTGGTCATTAGGCCATTGCCGTGACTCTTTGGTTGACGGATGCAGATAACGGAGTCAGGGTTCATCGCATCAAAGAATCAGGACCGCGCCATGATCCTTTCCGTCGAAACAATTATCATTGGTTTCATGGATGGCGTCGAAGGCGTATGCGTGATCGTCAATAAGGGCACGCCCACAGAAGCGGTGCTGTCGATTCGGATGTGGACGGCGTTAAACGCAGGGGTTGAATTAACCAGGAGAGCGGCTATTCTGATTTCCGACAGTCAGGGCAATGTACCGGCTCAGGCGAGTGCGGAGGAAATCCGGAGCATGAATTCGTAGGTTGTTTGGGTCATTCGATTCCGAACGAGCGATCCCGATCTCGCGTTCAACCATCTGGCAGGAGACAATGCGCAATCCTCCCGACAAATATCAGGATGAATATCCTTGTGAGGTCCCGTTTAGGATGCTGGACGATTCGGAAAAACTGCGTCCCTGGCAGATTGTGTTTATCGGCGTTGCCTCCTTTGCGGCATTTTATTTGGGAGCGATGGTCGTGCACGGGTGTTATTTGTGGATGGTGCAATGACGGTAAAAAGTTCACAGCGCGCGGTCCTTTTGATTGTCACCGAGGAAGATGGCGACCAGAATTATTACATGAAATTTGAATCGCACTTTTCGTGGCCCGGCGGTGCGAGCGGTCCCACGGTCGGGATTGGCTATGACTGCGGCTATTCGACATCGCAGCAAATCCGCGAGGATTGGTCTCCTTATATCGACGCGGCGCGTGTCGGTGCCTTGGCGTCGGCGGCTGGAATGACTGGTTCGACCGCGCGGCAATGGGTGGCCTCGCATGGTCATTCCATTACGATCAGTTGGGCCGAATCGATGGCACAGTTCAGCGGTCGCGAGTTGCCGAAATGGGAAGGCATCACGGCCGCGCATTTACCGAACACAGATAAGCTGTCGGGTGATAGCTTTGGGGCGCTGGTTTCTCTCACTTACAATCGTGGCCCGAGCTACGACGTTCCCGGCAACCGCTGCCTCGAAATGCGCAATATCAAAGCTCATATGGCAGCGGAGCGTTTTGACTTGATTCCGAACGAATTTCTTTCCATGCGTCGGCTGTGGCCGGTCGGAAAAGATTTGTGGAACAGGCGCACGCATGAGGCGCTTTTGTTTCGCGACGGTTTGATTCCTGCCGCGCCTGCGGCGACACCCGCAACAGCGGGAGCATAGGAGAACGAAATGCCCCACGTTGACCCGACAGTATCTCAAACTTGTGGTGAGGACGATGGCAGCTCCGCAGGACTATGAAATCGGCGCCGCGGCGCTCAAAACCGTCGTTCAGGCGGCAATCGTGGCGAACGTGCCGCAATGGGAGCAATCGGCTATTCCGCAGGCTCTCTTATTGCAGATCGAGGCGCAGGGCGCGAAGGCGGTTATTGACGCGGTAGATGCCGCGCGTGCGAAAATTAATCAGAACACATAGGGGTTTTTCATGGCGGATGTTTCGACGGCAAGTGCGAACGGGGCTGGCACGCAGGTCACGGAGAAAAACGTAACACATCCGACGCCTGAGTTGTGGAGCGATACCCAAAAAATCCTCGCGCTGCTTTACTCCGTCGCTTTTATTTTCGTCATTACGCTGTTGTTTTTTGTGTCGCCGAAATCGGACCCGCAGATATTCACGCTGCTGACCGCGCTTGTGGGGGTTCTGGCGACGCAGGTTAGCAATATCGTGTCGTACTATTTTGGTTCGACAAAGACATCGGCGACCAAAGATCAAACAATCCAGGCGCTCACGAATTCGACGCCGCCTGTGACGCCGCCTCCTCCCCCGGTCGTGTGAATTTCCGTGACGGTTGAGCAGCCCGTGATCTGGAATGAGGCAACACAACCTAAGACCGTCGTTTAATCTGTGATGTTGTAATTTAGTCACGCCTTTCTCTGTTACAGCAATTCGCGTAAAGTTCAACTCAGGAGAAGATCATGCGCAAATTGCTTGGAATCCTTGGGGGCCTTGCGCTCCTGACTTCGACGGCGGCAGTGGCGGCGGATATGCCGATCAAGGCTACCCCGGCAGTCGTTACTGGCTATCCCTATAACGCGGCCGGTTTCTATTGGGGCATCGGTGCAAGCTCGATGGCCGATTCGGTCTCGACCGCAAATACTGGTGTCGTGGCTCTTGGCGCCGGCTTCGATGCTGCGGTGGGCTATCAGTGGAAGGGCGGCCTCGATTTCGTCGCTCTCGACTTGACGGCCACCTATCAGAACATTGGCGCGTCCAGCATGTGCGGAGCGCCGGCAGCGCCATGTTCGTCCAACAACAAGTTTGAGATCGAGCCTGGCGTCAAGCTCGGCTTTCCATGGCAGACTTTCCAAGCTGCGCTGCCCAATCTGCAATCGCTGTTTCCCGGCCTGCCTTCTCTGAATATCCAGCAGGCTCCGAACAGCGTTCCGCACCCCTACCTGTACGCTGGCGTGCCCTTCCGCAACGTGCAAACGTCTCTGGGGCCGAATTCCTCAGGTGAAGTGTGGATCGCACAGGCGGCTGCGGGCATCGGTATGCAGAACGTCGTGGCAGCGAATGCTGTGGCTGACTGCCGCGCCGAAGTGCTGTTGAGCGGTGCTGGCGTCGGCATCACGGGAGCCGCGCCGAAGTCGTTGTTCGGCATGGGCGCGCAAAGCCGCTGTCACATCCTGTTCTAACGTCCGAACCTCCCAAGACTTATGGGCCGCAAATGGCCCATACTTTTTACCCGGTCCCAAGACTTTCGTACTATCGTAAGCCTGTGTAATCATACTTGAGGATGAATGTGGGGAGTCCTTTAGTCATGGTACGATTGTAGGAATCAGGTGCAGACGTGAATGCGGTTGTTGCTACTCCGGGAAGCTGGATGCCCCACCAAAAGTCCTTCGATGAGCGACTTTCCGAACTGGAGACTTTTCAGAAAGAGGCCAAGCCGATTATGGATGCTTACAAGGCCGGCCAATTGGTTTGGAGGCTGATATGGGTCCTTGGCGCGGTCTTTGTGGGCATCGGCGGCATCCTGAAATCGTGGGCATGGATCACGAGTAATTTTGGCAAATGAACTGCCTGCTGAAATGGCTTCATCGCCTCACGCCGGCCGCGACGGCAAGTTGGATTGTTGTCTTTGTGATGGTCGTCTATTGGGAATTTCTTGACGATCCCGATCCCGTCATCGTCCATAGCATCGCGCTCCTGCCGGACGCGCCGCACCATCCCGGCGACACCGTTACCTTGCATGTCGATGTCTGCCAGATTCGGCCCGGTGTGCCAGGTACTGGCATTCGCATGATTGCCGGCCCTATCATCCCGAGCGGAGACAGGGCGGGAGGCTTCATGCATTTCTTGAACGGCAACTATATCGATCCAGGAATCAATTGCACCAAACATGACCGGCCCGTGGAATTGCCTCCCGACTTGGCACCGGGGAAATACGACTATATTTTCCAGGGCGTTTATCAGATCAATCCGATCAAGACGAAAGTGTTCACGCAGCCTCCTGTGCCGTTCGAGATTGTGCAGTAGGCCCAAATGGCCAACGGCAAAGGCGACATTCAGCTTTCGTGGGTGACGATTGTAGGAGCGGCTACCGTTGTTGGATTGATGGCGGCGGCCGGCTGGACGATCTTTCAGAACGAATTTGCCAATGTGAAGGAAACCGCTGCCGAAGATCGCAGGCAGGCGGTGCTTTATTATAATACGAATCGAGACGACCTGATTCGCCGCGAGACGGAAATCAAGGCGACCTTCAACCTGTATCTGACAAAGGACGAGCACAGGGCGTTCCTGGATGGCGTTGCCAGGGATATGGCGACCTTGAAAGACCGGGTGGATACGATTCAGCGCATTCAAGAATCGCGGTCCTCCAAATTGGCACGCGATCCGGTCGAACAAAAAACAATCGACGCAATCAATTCGGCGACGGACAAACGAATCGATCTGATCCAGGCGCAAATCACGGACATCAATCGGCAGATCGCGGCTGCGCTCATCATCATCGACAACAATGCCGGTGCTGCGCGAAAGTCGCCAGCGACGTTGCCGCCATAAAGTAAGAGCGCCGTCCCCTCTCAGAAACGACGCCCCTTCGTATCGGAACAGTCTTCACAAAAGGTTTGGGATTTGTTTGGGGTTTCCTCTACATGCAGGGTCTCCGCACAAGGTTTAGTTGCGGGGGAAGTGTCGGGAATTTTCCACAGGTTGTCAACAGCGAAGGAAAACAAGAAGTGGTGTTGACTCATTCTTGATCACGGGGTCCGGAGACGGCACGGAAATTCACACGACCGCTGCTAGATCGAGCCACTGACAGCCAGGAGCCTTCATGTCGATTAGAATCTGTACAATCCATTCGCAAAAAGTAGCGAGCGATTTATCGCGAGCTTCCGATTTCTTCTTAAAGGCGTCGGCGGCGGCGGCGTAGGCGGCGGCGGCGGCGGCGGCGGCGGCGGCGGCGGCGGCGGCGGCGGCGGCGGCGGCGGCGGCGGCGGCGTCGGCGGCGGCGGCGGCGGCGGCGGCGGCGGCGGCGGCGGCGTCGGCGGCGTCGGCGGCGTCGGCGGCGTAGGCGGCGGCGGCGGCGGCGGCTTTTGCTTCAAGAAGAATTGGCCGCGCTTCGCGCGGACTTTTTTCCGAAGGAAATTGTTCGAGAGTTTCGGCTTTCGCTATCATGGTCTCTTTGTTTTTGTCATTTTTGCAAACGGACGCAGCGACGCGAAGTGCACCTGGAACAACTTTGCGAATCACAAGGCCACACACGCGTTTGATAAATTCCGCTTCATCAAGAAAGCCAGCCGAACCAAGTTGCGCAATACCAAGACGGCGCATCCCTTGCGCTCGTGCTTGGTTCGAGGACCACGAGCTATCGTTAAGCCTGATCTTGAGACTACGCAGTACGGAAGAAACGCATATAGGATCATCCGCGTTGCGGTTTTCAAGAACGTTACAAATCACAGCTTCAATGCACATATCGCCGGGCTTACCTGTGCCAAGACCAGAGCGAAGCCCGAGGTCGAAAAGAGAAAGAATTTTTTGTACGTGCTCTTTCGTAATCTCGCCGATATTTTTCTTGCTGCGACGTTGATGATTGGTCATGATGTTTGCTCCGCCCCTGAAAACCGCCGAGGCGCGCGGTTGAAGATTGCTGCAGCCAGCCGTTCGCCGGCTATGCTCAATGTAAGAAATGGGCCACGAAGGGCAAGATCGTCGCCCATGACCTGCCTATACCAAACCTCAATTATCCCGCGCCGTGATAGTCCCGGCATAAACTCGCGCTGCCAGTCAGCATCAAGCGAAACCGGACGGCCACCGCTTCGCTTAAAAAGCGAACGGACGATAACAATTTGAGAATTGGAGAGGCGCTGTTTCATTACCTCGTTGTACCCACATTTGTTCCCCCGCGTCAAGAGGCTTGAAAAACAAATAAAATGGGGGTACAAAGCTCTATGCCAAAGGACGAGACAGAAAAATTTCGCCTTAGTTCCGAGGAAAAAGCGGCCATCCGCAAGGCTGCGAAGTCGGCGGACTTGTCACGCTCTACCCTAATCCGTCTTTGTCTCACGTCGCAATGCCATGTGAATAGCGATCCCAAAATCTTGCGGCGTGCGGCTGCGCGACCATGACCATCCGAAAAGAACGCGGCCACATTGTCACGACCTGCGACGGCTGCGGAGAATTCCGCGTCGATCAAGAAGGCCAGCGCGCCAAGTTCAAAACCTTCCGGCAGGCATGGGATGAAAACCTGGCGCTCGGATGGACGGCCAAGAAGATACCGAAAGACTATCAGCATTTTTGCTCCGCCTGTTCGACGGTTGAACGCGACAGCCAACCCGCTCGCGTCCATCAGGAATGACCCAGCATCTAACCTTGCCTACCTTTTTTCCTTCGTCTATCTTCCCCACGCAACAGGAGGGCTAACACAATGAGTACAGCAAACATCCAATACGACCAGGAAGTACTCGACATGGCCCAAGGCATGGCCAACGTCCGCAAGGAGCGCGATGCGTTGGCCAAAGAGGTTGAAGTCCTGAAAGCCGAAGCGGCAATTATGAATACGAGACTCAGCGAGCGTCAGGACCAAATCAACCGCCTCGAAAATCAACTCCTAATCGCCACCATGCGCAACGGCCAGCAGGTTTCGATCATCGAGCAAATCAATCACCTGACGGCGAGCTATGAGAATTCCGTTCATGCCGCCGGCAATGGCGCGGACAATACGACCCGCCAGTAATGGACAAGGTGACGGCGTTGCTAACCGCGGCCTTCGCGGTTTTCACTCCCATCAAAGACCACCGCCCCCACGAATGGTGCGGCTGGCAAATGCGCCAAATGGTCTCTGTCGATCCCGGCCCCGAATACAATCTGGCTAGGGCCTGGACGCGCTGGGGAAGCCCTACGCAGCCTCACATCGGCGCCGTGGTGGTGTGGCCCCATCACGTCGGGAGGATCGTCAGCGGCGATTGTGAGGCCGGCGCGTGGATGATCCGGAGCGGAAACGACGGCGGCCAGGTGCGGACGCGATGCCTGTCGGTGCGCGGGGCGATTGCGTTTCGGGAGTAGGCGCTGTTCTCTTGTTAATCTGCTTTTGCGGGACCGAATAGCTTCTCGAAGGCGATTCCGGCCTCGGTAGCCCACCAATGCCACACGCCAAAATCGTTCAAACGGTATTCTCCGATCTCGATAGCCTCAACTGGTGCGTTGTCCATGTTCATCGAAAATGCGGCCGGTCTGAGCCGACTGGCATTGCGCTTTCCTCGACCGGCTCGTCGGCAGCATAATCCCAAACGTATTTGACCGTCCGGCCTCTCGCCGTGACGGTCATGCCGCCAAGCAGTTTGCAAACGCGCCGTAGTCCGCCCATGGGATTTCCCAGCTAATCGCTTATCACTTTTTGAAACCTTTGAGGGCTTCGTAAGAACGCATCATCGTAATCACGTCGCCCTCGGCAAGCGCCTTAGTGGCGCGGTCAAGTTCAGCGCACATCATCAGCAACGCGAACCGGCCAGCGGTGCCGATAGATTGGTATATAGGCATCAACTCATCCCGCACGCGCGCCATTTCTTTTGGAAGTTCGCTGCCAAGGCTGCTCACGATTTTTCTCCCGCTGTCTGCTCATCAGCATCCATAAGTTTTTTGAGCTTTACCATCGCGCGCGGCAATTCCTCTAACCACTTCGGCGTATCGTAGGCGCGATAGACCATCTTAATCACCTCTCTCAATTCATCAATTTTGGCCTTGCGTTCGGATAAGAGGCGGTTGTCAAGGCGGATGATACGATCAAGCTCAGCCGCCTGTCTCGCGACCTCCGCATCCTTGTCTGCGATCACCTTCGCGTCGGATTCGATCTTGGTTCGCGAGGCGTTATGTAAAGCATCTACGGCCATTGCTTCGTCGGTTCTCATTCTCTCCCCTTCTTCTCGGGAGACAATTGGCAAAACAGAAAAGGCTTGTGCTGCATCCGCAGCCTTGAGCATTTCGATTGCGACCATCATTAGCCAACGCTTATCCAAAGAGCCGGTATGTCGCCCCAGGCATTCGGCTGCTGCTGCGGCCCGTTCGTTTTTGATCGCGTGCATATCAGGGATCAGCGCGCCGCTTGCTCGACGCAAATTTTGTGCGCTTCTTAAGATAGGCCATTCGTTCTTCGGCTATGCGGGCGGCTTCCAAAAACTGCGCACCTCTTTTCTTTTTCCCAGCAGATATGAAACCGATTGCGCAAGCGCACATATTGTCCATAGCGCGCTGCAAGCCAGCTTCGCTCTTGAGGGGATTCTCAGCTCTTGTCATTGGAGGTCGGTTTCGTCATCTGCCGACATCGTCATCGTTACTCTCCAACATCCGCTCTATCGGGATCAAAATTCCAATCATGCTTATCCGGTTGTTACCCATGACCGCTAACCGTAGGGTGTTCCCAATCTCCGCTGTAAAGGTCGGCATAGGTCGGGCTTTCGCCGTTGGCGCCGATACCGAGCAACGAGCGGAAGGCGTTGAACGGGTAGAAGCGCCGGTTAAAGCGGAAGGCAAATTCGTTGAGATAGGCTTGCAGGTGCTTCGGCTCTACGCGGCCGTGATGCGTTCCTTGCAGCCATGCTTTCAGGTTTGAGAAAACCAGATGCACGATAGGCAAAAATTCTTCGGCCACCTTGGGATCGCCGCCCTCGACTACCGGCAGGTGGGCATAGCCGCGCTTGCCGAGCGTCGTATAGGAAGGGGCCGCGTCGGTAACCACCATCGCGCCCGGTTCAACGGCGGCTTCTACAAAGCCGCACAGGGCCTTTTCGCCACGGTTGGGAACAATCTCCAAGCGGAGTCGGCCAGCATATCGGCCTCCCCGGCGTTCGGGCTTGTCGCCTTTCTTCGGCGGTCGCGTGCGGACCTCGACGGCAGCAATGACCAGTGTCTTTTCGTCGGCATGAACGCCTTTGCCCTTACCGCGCGTCTCGCCGCCGATGTAGGTTTCGTCAATCTCGACATGATCGCGCCGGGCAAGATTGCCGCCGATCCGGTCGCGTCCGGGTCGCACCATCGCCGCGCGGAGTTTATGCAGGATTTGAAAGGCCGTCTCGTATCTTGTCAGGCCAAGTTGACGTTGAAATTGAACGGCAGACAGGCCCGGCGTGAGGCTGGAAACGAGGTAGGTAGCCCAAAACCAAGTTGTGAGCGGCGTATGCGTCCGCTCCATAATCGTGCCAGCGGTCAAGGCTACGTCCTTGCGGCATGCCTTACAGCGCAGCACGCCGGGCTTGGCAACAAAGCGGAACGGCTCGCCTTTCTCATGGCAGTAGGGGCAGGCAAAGCCCTTGGGCCAGCGTGCGCCTTCGAGATAGGCCGCGCACGCGATGTCAGTCGGGAAAAGCCGCTGGAACTCGCGGAGCGATTTGGGGAACGGCAGGTGTTCCCATTGCAGCACGTCGGCGTGGGGAGGCATGGCTTAAGCCTCCACTTTAGCGATGAGCGCGTTAGCGGCATCCAGAGCCGCCATGTATTTCCCGGCCAGACGGACGCCCTTGACGCTGGCTTCCGAACCAAAAGGCGACATGTGGCCGCTCCGCTCAATGAGCGTCTTGAGTGCAGCGAGCAATGCCGGGGCTTCCGCAATCAAACGAGCATTCGCTTCGTCAATTTCCCTGCCTTCCACCTTCCATTCGATGTCAGCAACGGGGTGCCCTCTCTTATTTTGGACCTCCCAGTGATGATTTTCGTCAGTTTTCCGGCAATCGTCGCAATGCCAGAGCTTGCGAGCTATCCATGGGCCAGGGGTGAATTTTGGGGCCATGGCTCAGCCCTCCACTTTGGGCTGCTTGACCAGCCTAACCTGCGAAACCGGCAGGCGGTTAAGCCGGGCAATGTGTTCCCGAACTGTGAGCATCCGGGCGCGGCGGTGGTAAACCTCGACGCCTTTGCCGTCTTGGCGCAGCCAGCGCCAGCGGCCGTAGAGCTTGAACACGTCCCCGTGGGCCTTTCCTTCGATCATCGCTGTGTACATGACCGTCTCCTTTGTCTGGCCATTTACCTAGCATGGGTAGCTGTGGGTGTCAACCGGATAAGCATGGTATTGAACGGCCACCACTTGCTCGTGAGCTTGTAGCAGAACCAGCACCACAGGAATTTCATGGATTGCCCACTCATGGGGGTTTAACCGCGCTCTACCAGCTCGACGCCCTCGTATCTGGCGACATGTGGCGTAAGGGCAGCCTTCATTCCAGGTGGAAGCGTAATCGCCGTAACTTTGTAGCGCCCGTCAGAAATATCCAACGTCAGGCGCACGAGCGGATTAGGCCACCACCAAATTTCGCCAGTCTGATCCTGCCAGCATCCCCACCAAAGTTCGTCGTTGTGCTCCCAAAGAAAGTCGCACCGCGCCTTCCCGAACGGCGTGGTCACATAGACGCTCGTATCAAGTTGGACGATGCTCACGGCGATCTCCGGTTGATGTGATGTTTGTGCCTCGTCGCGCTCACGAGTCGCTTCGGAATAGTTCGCTCCAAGTAAGGGGCATCCTCTCTGAGTCAATCTTTTCTCCTGCCAATTTTGGCCATTGTTCGAGAAATACGCCTTCGATGACCGGAAGAATTGCGTTATGAAGGGAGCGCGAAAGATGATCGCGGCGCTCTTGACCCAAGCCCTTCAGAATATCATGCGGAAGATCGATGGTAAGTGTGATCTTCTTGCTGCCGATGGTGGTCCCGTATTTAGCTCCGGGAGTTGCGCAGCGCGGCTTGTAGCCCATTTGTCTGGTTCCAAGTTGACTACTGATTAGCGTCTGGAATTTCGAGCCAACGATATTCCCATGGAGCGTCGGCGGCCTGCGAATTACAGTACCGCTCAGCTGGCCCCGGCACATCGAACGCAGCCATGGTGTGCCATGAGTCAAAGTACTCGCCTTGATCCTTGCGGCGATACTGCACCACGGCTGTTAAACCTTTCAAAAGTTCATCGCGGTCCATTTGATCCTCCCGACATTGGACGGGTTAACCGGCTGCTGCGCACGCCTGAGAATCTTCCGGGTGCCGTCGCCATTGGTCGGGTTCAAACCTGACGCGGCTTCCGTTCCTCACACTGCACCATCCAGGATCGGAGCCGATAAATCCCCCGTCCCATCGAGCAAGAATTTCGAACGGTCCCTTGCTGACAAAAATCCAAGTGCCGTCCTTGGGCGCGGTTGCTATCGGCTGTTTTTCAGTCATGGTTTTTTCCTAGCGGTTGTTCGGCGGGTTAGTAGGCATCATCAAACGTCACTACTTCCTCGCTCTCTGTGTCCTTCCAATATCCGGTGTGGTTACCGCCCTCATCTTTGATGGATAGGTATCTTCGGCCGCATGTGCATTTGGCGCCGTCATCGCCTGACCAAAACGCGCATATAGGTGGATGTTCAAGCATCGCATCAAATTGAGCGTCACTCATGGGCATTAACGTCCTGCATAGTGCCTGTTTGTTCGACGCGATTGCGATCAGCAGGTCTCGAAACTCGACCGGCGTCGCATTCCTGATCTTCGTTTTATCCTTGCCGCCTATCATCGCCATCATGCCGATGCGGCGCGCTTTTTCATAACCATGTTTTGCAAGGGCGACCGCGTGTAGCCGTTGCTCACCGCGCCCCCAGCGGAGCGGCGGCGGCTCAACGTGGCAAGCGTAGAGCCACGTCGGTTTGCGGCTCATGTGACCATACCACCCCTGTTCGACGTAGCAGGTCCAGCCGCCGAAAAAGTCCGCAGACACCCAGCCGCCAGAACGCGGCGGAACATTCAAACCGAATGTCCGCCAGGCATGGCTATCGGCCGGATGTTCAAGTACGCCGCCCCATGTCCGTACGGCTCGCAATGCCGCTTCAAAGCACCCGTCATCATCGCCTAGCTTGAACTGGTGAGGTTTGCGCGTCGAGCCATGCCAGAAGCGCCCCCACCGTTTGCAGTCTGGGTGAGCCACTACGGGCCAGGGGCCGGCATAGCGGCGAGCGTCTCGTTCGATTGGCCATGCGTCCACGTCTACCACATTGGAATAGACGCCCACAGGTTCAACGAAAAGAGCGGCGATCATTGTACGTTCACCGGCGCTTTGCTGATGAAGTAGCGAATCTGGTCGCTGCCACACTCAGGACAACGCAGTTTATCCTTTGCGATTAGATCGCCGTTGAGGCCAATCCATTCACAGCCACCGCCCTCGCAGCGCACCGGGCGCTTCAAGTGCATGTCCTTTGCATCCGGGAGATTGCGTTGCGGATCGTCCATGTCGCTTAAAAATCCCATGTTAACCCCGTGTTAGCCGGCTCGATGTTCTTCGATTTCGACCGTCATGAACTTTGTTTTTTTGTGTTCTTCAATTTCGACAACAGTCCATGTTTCGGCCAGACGCCCGCAGCCATCCCGGACGTGCCATGTCTCCCAATATGCTAGAGGGATTGTTGGACTTACTTTCATCCGGCGCGTAAATGTTCGCATTGGAGTTCTCCGTGTTAACGACGCAAAAGTCGATTACCAGATACGCTTGATCTTACCATATGGCGTTCCATCGGATTGACAGTAGCCAATCCATTGGAGCACCCGAATCATTTCATCACCTTGGATGCCGAGTAGACGGCAGGCTTTGACCACTCGCTTTGCGGCCGTGTCAGAACATTTATTGCGCTGACATTCGCGCATAAGCTCGACCACGGCGTCAACTTTGGTTGCTATCGTCATCACGCCACCTTCTCGCTGCTCTTTTCCATCCGCATCCGCTGCACGGTATGGGTATTCTCCCGGCTGGCGCGGCTGTATCTCATCGGTAAGATCGGCCGCCCGTTGTCTCAAATGGCGCGGCATCCATAGCTGCGCCATCGGCGGCTTTCTCAGCGTCGTATTTGTCCGCCGCTAACCAAAACCGCATCATCGCTCGTTTCACGCCGTCGCTGTGATCAGGGTCAGCCAACACTTCGGCTCTGATTTTCCAGTCAACCATCACACCGCTCCCGTGAATTTCCTATACCCCGCCATAAACGCCTCATGGTCCGCAGCCGTCCTAAACGACATGCCTTCCAGCCATTGCCAAGCGCGATAGGCGAGGACTTGCAGTTCGCCGGGCCATTGCGGGCAGGTGGCATCGGCCCATTTCCGAAATGACGGGGCGTCGGTTGGGATTTTGTCGGCGGGAAGGATGGTCATGTCATTTTTCAAGTTAGCCGGCCAGTAGGTAGCGCAAAATCATCATAACAAACACGCTGGCCAACTGTCCCATGATGACAATATGAACTGCTGTGTTTGGCGTCATCGCGCAGCCTCGTAATAGCGCCGCGTGCAATATTCGAGCTTGTAGAAACCCGATATTGGGTCGCTGCGGTAGGTGGCCATTAGGGCGCGGAGGTTCATCACTCACACTCTGCTAATCGTTTGAGGGAAATTCCAAGCTCCGCGCTGATTTTGATGACGGTTTTGAAGCTCGGATTTTTGACTTCGCCCCGCTCGATTTGCGATAAGAGCGCATTGGATATGCCGGTCTTTTTTTCAAGTTCCCGGAGGGTCAATCCGCTACACTCGCGGGCGAAGGCTATGGCTTGATGCAGTTTCATGTTGCTTAATATGCCTGCATTGAAAAAGAAGTCAAGCGGGGCTTGCTATTTATTTTTGGGCGTGATTGGTCTGGCACAAGGGGTGCCGCGGTGCCCCGAACCCTAGCCGGTGATGACGGCATGACCCAGGAGGCAGCCATGAAGTAACCCCATCCCTTTTCAAATTCTTGCAAGGTTTTGGAGTTTTGAAATCGGGCCGCTGGGATCATCACCTAGCGGCCCTTGTCTTTGACCGCTGCTATGGCGCCGGCATTACCTCAGTTAACCGGGAGAAACGTCGCCGCGATGTGGCGGCTGAGCGGCGTCGGTATCTTCGCGATCATTGCACTTAGAAACTTTCGCTTAGGCGACTTGGAACTGAAATTTCGCGTGCCCTGTCCCGGCCCATATTCGTGAAACCACGTCCCGCCTTTGCCTTTGAGGCCGTCGTGAATGGGATTTTGCGCCAAGACCTTTTGACCTGGCGAGCCGATATTGAACCATGAGCCGCCAGTGTTTTTGATGGCTTGCTCGCCAGCGATTCGAGTGAAGTCCTGCCCGCGTTTCGTTTGGTCGCTCCAATTCATGCCGCTGGCCTTCCGGGCCTTGAAGGTGATTGGCATAAGTGCCGGCACGTCTCCCCACAAGTAAAAACTGCCGAACGACCAGCGAGCTCGCCCGACCCAAGGCTGGGCGCCTTTCACATTTTCAATAATCAGCGGAATGTGTCGGTCGGCGGCCTCGCACGCCTCCCGCTGAATGCGCAGGCAGGCGTTGAAAAGACGATTGAGCCGTTCAAGTGCCGCACCCGTCTTGTCGGCCCGAATCGCGGCGCCTTTCGCCTTCGCCACTTTCCAGGGCATCGCCATGTAGGAGTATTCCTGACATGGCGGCGACGCGACGATTAGGGCTGCATTCTTGAATTGCGAGCCGTGGAGCGTGGTCACGTCTTGGATGACCAGCAAGCCGGGGTAGCGGTGATCGCCGTATTGGTGCCGCTCTATGTCGAATCCAACCACGTCGTAGCCTTCGGCAAGCAAGCCTTCGGTCCAGCCGCCTAATCCGCAGAATAGATCGATCGCCAAAGGCTTCATGGTTTTCCCGACATTGCAGAAGTTAGTGCCCGTTTCATCAAACGCATTCCGCCGCACCATTCCGGGTGAGCACAATGCGCTGCGCCAGCGAACCGGCATGACGGGCAATACAATCCCGATGGATTGTCGGAATCTGGCGCGTCCTGCGCAGGTTCTTTTTCCAGATAGTCCCACGCTTCGGTCATGCGAGACTCGTATCCTCGATTTTGATATTCAGCGGCCTCGGCACGTTGAGTTGATGCCGCAGCCTAATCGTGGCGTTTATCGCGAGCGAGTTCCGGGTGGTTTCTGACAGGCCTGGCGCTCCGACTTTCAAAGCGTGCTCGAATGCCTGTCTGACACAGTCCAATTCGTATTCGGTCATAACTCAACCCCTTCCCTGTCTAAGACCGCCAACGACGCTTTCGGCTGTACCGATTGCCTCATTCCAAGTCGCCTCCAATTCGCGAGCAATGGCGTTCTTAATCATGTCGGGGTGGGGCACCATTTTATCGTAAATCCGAATGTGCTCTTCTACGATAAAGCTTGCGGCCATGCTGAATTTGTCCCGCGCCATCATGGCGTGACCTCAAATAGGAGTTTTGCTTGCGTGGGGTGCTTGTCCACGCGAGGGCGCATCGGGCATGACCAGGACCGACCGCGGACCTCGCCAATCTGACGCCAGCCCGCAGCTGACAACGATTTGCCGGGCTCGCTGGCAAGGATGTAAGTTCCGATTCGTTTGAAGCCGAGCGCGAAGGCCGCCCGCGCGGAAGCCCCGTACAGGAACGAGCAAGCGTTGCGGGTGCCGTCCGTGGCGAGGCGCGTGACTTCCGCGGTCACGCCGTCATCGCGACCACGGGCCACCGGGCGCCCGACAATCGCTATTCCAACGATCTTGCCGTCGAGCGCCGCACCGATGCTGAATAGATGGCCGACCACGGGCTTGTGGTGGCGATGATGCTCGCGCACGAAAGCGTTCGCTTCATCCAACCCCAACCGCTCTATGGTCATTTTCGTGCTCATGATTCTGGCGACATATCTGTCATTACTCGGCTACGCGAGTGCGCAATCGCCATCTACGTCGCCATGGTAGATCGCGGCCTCGGCATCAAACGCGACGTACCGCTTCGCAGTCTTATCGTAGCGGATGGCGTTCGGATGAAGGCGCTGAAAATCCCGCAGGTCTGTGGATGCCTGCGGGACTGACACGCCGAACTTGCGGACGATGTGCTCGCGATTGATGAAGCCGAAAATGCCTACCGTTTCGGCAATCCATCGCTGGCGCTGGTCCCAAAACCAATTCATCGGCTATTCCTTGAGAAAGCCCCACAGCGGCTTGATCGTGAGCGTCAGTTGGTTGACGGCGACGCCTTCGCCACCGATGCTGCTCTGACTACCGCTGGCCTCGACGTCCACCGGATGATCTGGCGGGAACGCCTCAAGGCAAGTTTCGGCGACTTCCAAAACCTCGTTCTTGATGGTTTCTTCCGGCTCGGAACATTTTTGTCGCTGCAACTGCTCATTCATTGCTCGGAGAATTGCCTGTGGCATCCCCGTGCCGCGATAAGCCCAACTCATTCTGTCGTCCTTTCCTGTGATCGTAAAAAACGGTCCCGGCTTTACTATCGGTGGCATCCGCCATTCCGGCTCTGGCGGCCGATAATCTGGATCAGGTCCGAAGCGTCGCGGTGCCTCACCAATCTCTCCGCGCCAATAGCCGCCGCGTGGCGCGCTCATATCGACTGTCCCATGGCGTCCTCACACTCCATGACTTCTTCGAGGCCCTGCAAATCTTCGATAGCGGCCAGTTCAAACGATCCCCAGCCGACCGGCCCTTCCTCTTGGCCATCCCGATAGGCGCACCAATCGAAGTACCGCATCGGAATCGGCGGATGAACATGGCAAGTGATGATCTTGGGCTTGTCCATGGAGTTGCCTGTTAATTCCGTATCAGTGCGCGAGTGCGCGATCTTTTTTTGCTTTCCAGAAAGTTGTTGCGATCAGCACGCCGAACCCGACCAGCACAAGAAAATCTCCGATGCTAACACCGTCAAAATAATCACACAGATATGGAAGGCTGCTTTCTTGCGTCAGCGCCACGTAGATGCCCGTGCGCGGTATGTCGTGGTTCGATGGCATGTAGCCGCCGTTGGCGATGGTCGCGGTTGCATTACATAGGAAGCCTGGAATTGCCCACCATTGCCGGAGCACAATGTTGCTAAGTCCCATGGTCGCCCAAAAAGCGCAGCACGATATAAGGCTAGGATTGTAGGACCAGAAAATACGCAACACCAAAGCGCCGCCGAACAAGATCAATATCACCCCAAAACGAGACATCGGACTCTCCGTGTTAACTTGTTGTTTATGCCTAGATGTATTGCTTGACGATCCAGCCGATGCCGACCGCAAAAAGTGGTGCGAGAAATATCTGCGCCCACGGACCCCATGTGTCCTTTTCTTTTGACGGCACGTATTGATGTGTGAGCATGGAGACCACCATCGCCACAGCAATCGCCTGAGCGATCCCGAGCGCCGGCACCCCGAAGATCGGTACGACGAACCATCCCCAAAGGACGCTGAGCGCCCAGCCGCGAAGCAACGTGGCTACTAAAATCATGGCCACAACACCCAGCACCACAGAGGCAACTAAAAATGCGACCATGACTATCTCCTTGAATTTACCGGTTAACCTGTCGAATGTGCCTACTTCAAAATCCCTACCCGCGCCGCAAACACAACATCGCGCATTCTAACCAAATCCCCGCGCGCTGCATAGAGTCTTTCGGCGAGCAACAAAGGATTTATTCCGACGATAGACCAAAACGCGCGTTCGCCGATTCGGTGCTGTTCTCGGTGGCAGTCAAAGCAAAGTGGGACGGCCCATTTGTCGTGTGGTTTCTTGCCCATGCCGCCGTGTTTGTTGTGGGTCCCGGATTGCATTCGCACGTGGGCGGCTTGGCTCGGTTCGTCGTTGCAGCCGAGACATGGAAGTTGTCGGATCATTGCCAGATAGATCGGATCGGAATCACCGACGACTTTCAGCTTGATCCGCTGCGCTATGCCGAAGGCGCGTTTGAGCAAGTCGCCGGGGTGCGACGTGGTGGGGATGCGTTGAGGGCGAGTGTGTTGCATGGGCGTTTGTTTGGTTAGACTGGCTACCTTGGCTGTCGATTCGGTTGTGAGGTTTTTACGGCCATAGAGGTTGTTGTTGTTCCACAGTCAGCACCTATAGTTCGTCGTCGATTTTCATAAGCCTGTCGTATTCGAACACTTTATAGGCTCTCTCTTTCCAATCTTCGGTAGGTGGTGCATCAGCAATTATTGCCTCAAGAATAAGGCGATTGGATCGCACCAAAAACCGCAGAGCAAAAATCTCCATAGCGCGCATTTTATTCTTTATCCTCTATGGCCGTAAAATCCTGGCAGGATTGTCGAGAGCCAAGGTAGCCAAGCTATCCAACCTTTTCCTTCGCGAAGTTGATGTTCGGCTCCGGACATCGCCCAATCTCTTTCAGCTTGCGGAAAAGCTCAAGCGCAGACCGCGCATCGCCGCCAGCAGAGTGGGCGCCGTGCTGTTCGATCTGGAAATGCGCCATCGCTTCCGATAGTTTCGGAAACTTGAAGCCCTTCCCGTTCACCTTCGGAATCCGGCAAATCTCAGTCAAGGCGCGCATGGTACAGATGTTCGGCGTTCGCTCGAAACGATCATCCATGCCGGCGCGGCGCAGTTCACCTCTCATGATCTTGGTGTCGTACTGAGCGTTGTGACAGATGATGATCCGTCCCTGATCCACGGCGTCGGTGTACGCTTGCAGTACGTGCGCGACCGGCAATCCCTTCTCCAACAAAAGCTCGTTGGGAAGGTGATTGATCGCGGCAACCTCGGGCGGCATCGTCCAGCCATCGGGCTTCACCAAAAGATCGACGACGCTTTCCTCCTGCAGATCGGCGTCAAGAAAGATCATCGCCAAGTGTGCGAGGCGCGGTTGGCCTTCGGCGTCGGCTGGCTGATCCCAGCGGAATAGCCCTGATGTTTCCGTGTCCACGATTGCATACATGATGATTATTGCTCCTAACCTTGATCGTCTTTGGGGAAAACGCGCTCCCACACGTTGCGATGGACGATGGCGCGTTCAACCAATTCATCCTCAGTGGTGCCGACGCGGCCCATTTCGATATCTTTGGTAAGCATGGCGCAGGTCCACATGCGGACGGCATCGACCGGATGAGTAGGACGATAGAAACCGTTTTGCTGTGGCGCTTGCGGCTTCGCGCGTGCCGGCTCCCGAAACTCCGTAAAGTCGCCGCGCGGCTCCGGACGCTGTGCGGCAGGCTGGCCGCTATTGAGCAATACGGCTTGGGCGTCGATAGCGCGTTGCGGTTGGGGACGCCGCTGTGCCAGCACTTCCTCGGTGGTGACGAAATTTCCCGGTGTCGAGCCTAGTTGCTTATCTGATCCGCCCGCAGCGCGCACGGCCCGCACGGTGTGATTGAGAACGCCGCGGAATTCTGTCGGCTCGCAACCGAAGTCGTAAGCCTCACCCTTCCTGACCATCTGTAGCTTATCGGAAAAGGCGTGAAGGATTTTGCCGCTTTCAAGCTCGATCTTGCCGGGCTTGTTGTGAGCGGATGCCAAGATGATATCGGCGACGGTGCCGACGATCTTGACCAGCGGCGGACGTTCCGTGTTGGTGGTGTCATTCATGTCAGATACTCCTTGTGTAATCTTCGCGACAGCCCTTCGGCAGTTTGCCGTTAGCTTCCTTGAATGCCTTCGCGGATTGGCGAACGGCGGTGAGGATATTTTCGACCGGGCCGATGGCTTCGATGGCGGCGGCAAGATCGTCGATCACGATGATGGAGCGCTCGCGCGGCGCCAACGCTCGGCCGCCAAGTTGACTGGCGATGCGGACATGTATTTCCTTTTCGGCGCGGTTGGCGGTACGGTCTAGAAGATTGGCATCGCGGATTGCAGTCTTGGCGTCGATCACGGCGCCACCAACGTCCTCACAGGCGCCAACATCGGCGGCGGCGATGGCATCGTTTGCCTGGTCAATCAGCGCTTGTGCAATGCGGGCGGCTTCCTCTGCCGCGAGGCGTGCCTGCTCGGCAATCGCTTCACGCCGCTGACGCTCGGCCTTCTCGCCTTTGTTCCAGCGATCGACAAGGATTTCCAGCAAGCCCTTTGCTTGTTTGGTGCCTTCGATCTCTTGTTTGATGAGGCGATATGGCTCGTTGATGATGGCGAGCGCGGCATTCAGCGGTTCGACTTTCGGCTTCCTCTCGTCCTCTAAAGCGGCGAGCGTCTTGCGGGCGCTTTCGATCCAGACGCCGCCACTTTGTAAGTCCGCCGCGTTCTGAAACACGGGATTGTCGGCGATGAAGGCCTTGAGCAGCGGCAGCGAGTCGCGTGCGGACATGATTGCCGGCGTCGATACCATAAGCGCGGCGGCGTAGGACTTGACGGCGGCTTCATTGACTACAGGCTCGGGCGGCAGATTGTCTGTGCGCGTAACGTCGCGCCCTGCAGCCGGGATGTATTTGTCGGCGAGGCGTCGCGTCGCTTCTTGGGAAAGCCGATTGTGGTCTGTGCGATCTTCGCGAAGCATGACTTACTCCCAACATCCGTGTGAATTTCCGTGCCGCCCAAGGCGCCCGTGATCCGGAATGACCCAACATCCTATTCCGTCGCGCGCCGATCCTCGTACTCGTCGTCGGCATACGCAGCGCCCATCGCTTCTTCTTCGGCCTCGACAGCTTGGGCGCAGCGCTCAAGCTCGAACGTCGCATCCCCCTCGATCCCACCAAAGAACCGGCCATCGAACACGCGCATATCCAAAGTCTCAGTGGTATGGGAGCGCGCCACATCGCCGACGATCTTCAACACCCGATCCGAAATCCCCGCCCAATGCACCAGGAAGTCGGCGACGTTGCGGAACTGATCCGCAGACGGTGACACGGAAACGTAGGGCACATAGAGCCGCGCCAGCGCTTGAACGGCCTCGCGATGCACGGTCGCAATCGGATTGTGCCGCCCGCTGTTGGCGCGCTGCAATGTCTCGATCAAGGCGCGCATCGGATCGTTCATCTTCATCGGCTCGGTGATGACCGTGAAGTCGCCGCGCAGTGTGTCGTCGCTCATGGGAAGCCCCTGTTGGTTTTCAGATACGATTTGGGTCACGGATACTCTGTGGTTACGGTGCGGTCATCTGATGGTGTTATTCACCGCTATTCCCACTGTGCGGTCGGATTGGCGGTTCGTCTTTTAGTTCGTCGATATGCTTGTCGAAGGCTCCTGATTTGATTGTTTTGTCCAACTCGCCCAAAGTTGCCTCCATCGCCTTCCCGGCGATGTCTTGAGACCACTTGCCCCACAGGTACATTTCAAAAATCAAAGCGCAGTGGACAACGTGCTCGACGGTCAGTGGGCCACCCAGCTTATTATCCAACTTGAGTTGCTGATAAAGATTACCCTCTGACACGACCGTATCGCCGCAGTGTCGTTGAGCCACGCTGAGGGCGATTGACCGAATGGTAATATCGAGAGGCGTCTCGCGCTCTAGGCTGCTGATCGCCAACCGCTTGTCGGCCTCAACTATTTCCTTGCCTATATTCAGATTACCTAAAGGATCATTTTCTGCCAATTTCAATCTCCTCTTCACGCGGAATTCGAGATCAGGTTTCCATGCGCTGCATGTCTTCGCGTATTCATCTGCGGCCGGCTTACAATCAAACGCAGCCATTGTGTGCCAGCCTAAGTCAAAATCGCCTGTGGTGCGGCGGTATTGAACCATGTGCGTGAGTTCTTCCATGACACTCTCCCAAAGCCCGTGTGAATTTCCGTGTCGCCGACGCAGCCCGTGATCTAGAATGATACAACCGCTTTCGCTGCCTGCACCAAAAACCAGATGATGACTGCGAGATTGACACACCCAGAAAATGCCAGCAGCAAACAAACAACCTCATACCTGTGTTCCAGTTCTTCCCGTCGCAATTCCGATCCCAACAGTCTCGCGTGGCTTATCATCGGATCGGAATGGAAAGCGATGGCCAGGGAGTTTAAGCCCGTAGTGTCGGTGGATTTTGTTGGTTTGGTAAGCATGGCTGTCTCACGAGAGGTAGGAGTGTTTTTTTTGCCGCCGGACTCGGTCAACGTTACTCCAGCGACGTTTCGATATTGGAAGTGGCTTCGTCGAGACTATCGACGGCGCTTTGCAGTGCGTCGGCGGCAGCTTCGGCCCGCTGGCCTTTGTCGCCGCTTTGCATATTCTCGGGCATATTGTCGAAATACTCTTGCTCGTCGGACTGCGCCTGTTCCAAAATACCCTTGGCTTCCTCGATCAAGGCCGTCGCCTTTTCGATTTCCTTGCGCCGCGCGTCATTCATGGCTCAGTCCTCTGTGTTCCAGTTCTTCCCGTCGCAATTCCGATCCCAACAGTCTCGCGTGGCTGATCATCGGGTCGGAGTGGAAAGCGATGGCCAGGGAGTTTAGGCCCGTGGTGTCGGTGGGTTTTGTTGGTTTGGTAAGCATGGCTGTCTCACGAGAGGTAGGAGTGTTCTTTGCCGCCGGACTCGGTCAACGTTCGTCAGCGGAAAAGTCCATTGATGTGGTGTTGCTTGAACTCAGGCGTTGTATCGCCGCCTCGATACTGGCCGATCAGTCCGTCCGGCGCCGACATTTCGATGAAGTGCCCCGGCATCCGCTCAGAGAGCGCAATGGCAAAAATGCGGGCGTGCCACTGTTCCGAAAACCGCGCAATGTGATTGTCGGGACAGTGAACGATGTACTTGGTGCGCTTGCTCATGATATTGTCTCCTGGATTTGGAGGTTGTGGCGGCGGCAGTACAGGCGGCAGGAAACTTTGGTCTGCCCGCTGAATACTATCCCCTTGCCGTCGATCATGACGTGCCATCGCGCGCCGTGTCGGTTGAGTTTGAGGATCGTTGCCATTGCCGTGTTCCCTTTCGATGATTATCAGTATCAAGGTATTTTGACCCCGTCAAGGTAAATGCGCCCCGTCGCCGCCTGTGTCAGAGTGTCGCACCTAAGCCGCATTGACCGCCAAGGTAACTATACCCCATACTCCGCGCATGGGTACAATCGCCCAACTCCTTGAACTGGCGCGTCTTTACGGCGCCGCAAAACATATAAGCCATTGGCGCGTAAGCCTTTTCGTCTTTAATGACGGGAAAAAGCTTGACGCGCTGGAAAAGGGCAAGCGAATCACCACGGAACGGCTGGACGTGGCAATGCAATGGTTTTCGGATAATTGGCCTGCCGATACCGACTGGCCGCCTGAGATAGGGCGCCCTGCCCGGCAAGAGGCCGCAGAATGACTAATTGCCTCCCCTTATGGGGTGATGAGGCGACGCGGGAGGCGGCAAAGGATGGCCTGCGGTGCCGCGTGGAACGAATAGACCGGGCAAGGCCGATAAAATGGGACGAAGTATTTGGAGATACCCCAGAGGCGTCTGGTACGGCTCGCAAGGCCCCCAGCGGACGGTTATAGGGCCGTCCCTCGCGGAACACAGTTCGCGCCTCGCACAACGGGGCTGGCGCCAATGCCAGCCCCACCCTTCCTAGGAGTTCGTGTGACCCCGATGAGCCTTCACCCGCTCGGCCAAGAATGAGACAACCCCTTGAAACCCCTAAGCCCCCGCCAACGCCTAGCCCAAGCCCTCGACGCCATCGGGGATTATGCCAGGCTTGCCCACAAAGCCGGGGTGACGCCGCGCGACTTCCTCAATGCGCAGTCGGGACGCCCCTGTGCGACCATACCGTTCCTGCGGATTTGCGTGGCGGTTCGGCATGATCCGATGCCAGAAATCCCCCATATTATGCCGGAAAAGCCCTCGGACTTTGATTTCGGCTTCTTTTCCATGGCGCTTTGCCTCAAGCGGGGCCTAAATGGGCATAATGAGGCTCAAGCTGGCGCCGCCGCTGGCCTTTCCCCTGTGACAATAAGTCGCATTGAGCGCGGCGACGCGCTGGCAATCGGCATTATCGTTCGTGCCTGTAAGTATATGAATATTCACATTTTTTCTTATTTAGCTGTGACTGACACCCCGTCCATTTCAAAAAAAATAGAGGTAAAAACTCCCATATCCAGCCGCGTCCGCAATGTTTCACGTGAAACATCGCCAATCGAACCCTCTCCGCTCGCTATCTTGCTGAAAACTCGCGCAAAAACGCAGCGGCAAGTGGATATGCTCGGAAAAGCGCTGGAACGGCTAGAGGGTAAGAAGGACTATCCGGACGCCTTTGCGCGGCATCAACAGTATTTGGCGGCGCTGGCCGAGCAAACGCTGGCGATTGAGGCGGTTCGGATGGCGCAAGAGAAGGAAGTTAGGGTGTTGGGTCATTAGGGGCCTAGGATTCGGCAAATCGGTCACGTTCAACCGTTGGTGGGAGGAAAAATGACGCCGCAAGTTGATGTAGCTTTGGCCGCTCCGGTATTTGATCCTGAGCGCCAGATCACGGGCAAATTCTTTTGGTACCCTGAGCGCTACATCAGCGCTGGGTTGACGTGCAATATCGGAATGGAATGAAGCCGCTACGCTGGCGGTCGCCCTCTGTGGCAGCTTAGTCTTTGCTACCACGATGAGCGGGGAAAGCCGGTGCCGGTGCTCCGTTGGAGCCCGACAAAGTGGAGGAAGGCTGAGGCGCTTCGCGACAAGATCATGCGCGGCGTCGGAACGGATGAGGAATGGGTGGTTGAGGAAATGTCGGAACAGCTTGGTACGCTTGCCTCTGCCGTTCACTATCGGCGCCCGCTACGCGTCGATGAGGTCGCTCGCATGGCGCCGACTCCCGACGTGAGAAAGAGAGAGGGGCGCGGATAAAAACGGTCGTATGAATTTCCGTGCCGTCTCCGCAACCCGTGATCAAGAAAGACCCAACACCTAATAAAAACCGACCAACAAATCACCGCCTTCGTGATGGAGACAATGCAAACTTTCAATTCACTCTCCCCACAAGAGCGCAGACAACTCCGCGACGCCCACCGCAGGCGATTCGTCGATGAGAGTCTCACGGCGCGACGGCCTTATATCCAGGCCAACTACGATCTGGAAACGGTGTTCGATAATCTGGATTTTTCATAGGGGGATGAGAAAGTGGCGGAAACATTAAGGTACTTGGCCTCTCCATATACAGCCTACGCCGCCGGCATGGAGCAAGCCTTCATCGACGTAGCAATCCTCGCGGGCCGTTTGTTTGCTATCGGAATCCCGACATTCTCGCCCATCGCGCATGCTTTTCCTTACGTCAAATACGGCAATCTCGATCCTCTGGACTATCCCGCGTGGAAGCCGGTCCAAGAGCGATTGATGGATGCCTGCGACTCGCTCATTGTTGCACACATGGACGGGTGGGAAAAAAGCGTCGGCATCGCGCACGAGGTCGGATATTTCGAGCGCAGCGGAAAAGATATTTTTGATCTTGATGTAGAGACTTTGGTTTTGATCAAACGCGATGCCAACAAACATTTCGACGAGCGCATGCACCTGACGCTTGAGGATATGAAGCCGTTCTCAGGTGGGCGCCGCGAGTTGCCGCCGTTGGCGATGCCTAGTCCAAAAGGTCAATGAAATGCCGCGCGAGATTGGCACCGACGATATGTTTGCTCCGCGTGAACGCGGACGATTCGGCGATAACGAATCAGCAGATAATCGCAGGCGAGCGCTGGGCGTCAACGGCGCCTCGGACCTTATCGATCTGACGGTTTGGTTGATGATGGACGATCCCGACAAGAAAGCGATTGCCGTCTGCGATCCTGCCAAGCCCGGTAAAGCGCCGTGGGTTTGGGTGCCGCGGTCACTGGTCGAATATGTCAAGATTGAACCGGGACTGATCCTGCTCACGCTGCCGCAATGGCTGGCGAAGGATAAGGGGCTGATATGACGGCACGCCCCAAAATGCTCGCACTGCAACCGTCCGTAGGCGCGTCGGCGCAGGCATGGGCGGCGCGAATCACTGCGTGCTGGCGGGCGAGCGTCGAAGCCATCCTTGAGGTAGGGCGATTGCTTGAGGCCGCAAAGGAAGCATTGCCACATGGCGAGTTTGGCAAGATGGTGGAAACGGAATTGCCATTCGGCGACCGGACAGCGCAAATGCTCATGGCGATTGCGGCAGACCCTCAAATCTCAAATCCGAAATTCATTTCGCATTTGCCGGCAAACTGGGGCGCTCTTTACGAATTATCGACGCTGGAATTAAGCGAAGAACAATTCGAAGCGGGGATCGAAAAGGGTAGTATTAGCCCAGATTTAGACCGCAAGGTTCTCATTAAGGGTGCGCGGTCGATTATGAACTCGCGCCAAGAGCCAGATGATTCGCTCGATTTCTTTCCAACACCGCCATGGGCCACGCGCGCCTTGATGCAGGTCGTTCTTGGCGGTCCATTTCACTCGATTTGGGAACCCGCCTGCGGCTATGGCCATATGTCGGAAGTCCTGCGGGAATACAGCGATGACGTGCTGGCCACCGATATTTTCGATTATGCCGGTTACCCAAAAGCCGTCGCAGATTTCCTGAAATGGGAAGGCCCCGGCGCGGACTGGATTATCACCAACCCGCCGTTCGGCGACGAGACTGAGAAGTTCACATTACGAGCTATAGAGTTGGCGCGGATCGGCGTCGCCATGTTCGTCCGCCTTCAATGGCTCGAATCAGTCGGCCGCTACGAAACGATTTTCAAGGACCATCCGCCAACCTGCATCGCGTTCTTTGCCGAGCGCGTGCCCTTGTGCAAAGGCGAGTGGAAGCCGGATGGCACGACGGCCACGGCCTACATTTGGCTGGTCTGGATCAAGGGCCAAGAGCCGCGACCGCCGTTCTGGATACCGCCTGGTCAACGTGAGCGATTGACAAAGACCGACGATGCCGAACGATTCACGGTTCATCCTGTGATTCGCAAAGGTGAACGAATCACCGACGACTCAGGAACGAATCACCAATTGAATGGCACTGACGCCCGCCCCTCTACAACAGCGTCAGTGTCGGAACCCGCGTCCGACCACGCACTCTCAGCCCCTCGTAACCCTGTGGCGGATGCGGGTTCACCTTCTTCACTTCCTGAAATAATCCTTCCGGGGAAATGGGCGACGTTTGAGCATGTGGCGGGGTTTGTCGATCTGACTTCGGAAATTGCTGGGCGAGCGTCTTAGTTGTTTGTTTGGTTGGACTGGCTACGTTGGCGTGCGATTGTTCTGAGAGATTTTTACGGCCATAGAGGGTAGAGAAACATGGCGGATGCTGATGAACTGCGCGACGCAAATCCTTGGCATCCGATGTCCGATGCTGTCGATCTAAAACATCTTGGCAAACTCGCCGAAGAATTGAACGAAGCTGGCGCGGCGGTGGCGCGCTGCATCATCCAAGGTATTGATGAAGCTGAGCCGATTACGGGCAAGATCAATCGCCAGTGGTTGCAAGACGAACTCGCCGATGTACTAGCAAATATCGAATTGGTGGTTGATCGATTCGGTTTGAACAAGTTTGCGATGATGCACCGGGAGACGCGCAAGAAAACTCATCTTCGACAATGGCATGCTCTGGCCTGAAGCCTCTATGGCCGTAAAACCCTCTCGGTAACGTGAGCGCCAAGGTAGCCAAGCTAACAAACAAACTTTCCTCAACGGGGCTGAAACATGAGCATCCCACCACCGGACCAAACAACAGACTCGACAATCGGTTTCTACAATCGCCAAGAATGTATCCACATGAATCTAAAATTCGCTCACGCAATGTTATTGGCAAGAGACAAAGGCGAAGAACACTTCACCATCGGCCCCAAGGTCGATCACACGCCTCTTGTCGGCGCCTATTTCGACAAGCCGCTGCGCCACTCGCCGATGTCGTCTGGTGCAAGCGCCTGCCTCAATATGACGCTGGATACGTCGCGGCCGATGCCTTTGACGGCAATTGCGCCGGGACCGAGAGGGCTTAAGTGAACAAAAGACATAAGCGCTCAAAACGTAGCCGTGCACGCGCGATCAGAGAATGCGTGGAACATTCTCGTCTTATGAGAGAGACGCGACCTGATATTAATTGGGACGTGGTAGAAGCTGACTGGGCGCGAGTCTTTGGAACGCCGGTCGTGCCGGGTGGCAACGGAAGAATTAGGAGGGGAAAAACTGCGGTTTATCTGATGAGTGCCGCAGATGAGGGGCCGACAAAGGTTGGGGTGGCTGCAAATGTGGAAAACCGTTTAGCGCAGTTGCAGACCGGCCATCCTTTCCCGTTACGGATTTGCTGCGTTATCTGGTTCACTAAAGCCGAAGCGGCTTTTGCGGCCGAACGGTGGCTATTAGAGGAAATTAATCCGGCAGAGCGTTTGACCGGAGAATGGATCGATCTCCCAACTCCGACCTTGAGTGAAATGCTGCAAAACTTCGCACGCCGGCACCTTACTCACTTTATTGTTCCTGCGGCACCTGACGGAATTCAACGATGAGCCACCTTCCCTACCGCCCCGAGCACGTAAACGACGCAGACTCTACCGAATTAGGGCTGACGCTCGAAGAGGTAGGAGCGTTTGTTAAACTCAAACGCGCGCTGTGGCGTTGCGGCGGCTTCCTACCCGACGAGGAATGGATTTTGGCGCGCGCCAGTGGCGCCGGGCGTAAGTGGGCGCGGATCGCCCGCGCACTACGGGATAGGCTCGTGGTCGCGAATGGGTACGTGTCCATCGAAGAAATCACAGTCATGTTGCGGATCACGAACGAACGCCGGGCCAAGGCTGTGAAGGCCGGCCGACAATCCGCCGTCGCACGCGGCTTCCCAGCAATCTCCCAGTTCGATGATGCTAAGGCATTGAAAAACCATGAGGCGACCTCAAATCGAGTTGACGCCAAGTTCGAACATAGTCCGAAGAATCAGAATCAAAATAATTTAGAATCTAAGACTCTTAATAGTGCTACCAACGCTATAGCCAAACGAGGCAACGAGGCGTTCTACGAACTCAGCGTCGCCTTCCTTATCGAGCGCGTCGGCATCCGCAGCCTCGCGGCGCGCTCGCAGATCGCAAAGTGGCTTAGCGCGGTAGAAGGGAACGAATCGGACCTGCAAACGATTATGGATGCGGCCGGTAAGGAAAACCTCCAAGGCGCCAGACTGGTAGCCGTCATCGATCAGCGCGTCGGGAACCGTAAGGCCGAACGAAAGCAAGGGCCGCCCCTTCCCTTTCCACCGAATCTTGTGATAAACAGCGGCAAATGAGCGGAAAATACGCCTCAGCCCAGCCCTACACCGAAGCGGAGCGCAACCGCGACGACGCCTCGCGCCAACGCGCCCAGAAAACTATCCACAACCGCCGCAAATCAACGCCAAGCGGCCAAAACTACAATGTTCCCGCGACAAAAGCCTCCATCGCCAAGGATCGGGCGATCATGGGGGAGCGGGAAGCCTCTTGACGGATTTGGGATGAAGGGCAATGATGGGCGTTGTTCGTGATAAGCCCCCAGCTTGCTGAAACGGCCGTTCGGGGAAAACTCGGGCGGTCGTTTCGGTTTAAAGGCGGAACTAAGGCGAATTGGAATCGTTTGGACTCAAGGCTATGAGCCTCTTGCGTAATTCTCTCCACGAAGCCGCTGCGCAGCATTTGGCTGCCGCCAAGGCGGAAGATGGCCATTCGCTCATCGATGAAGCGGCGATCATCGGTGGCCTCGATCCCAATGGCTCATCCTTCAAAGCGAACGCGCGCAAATTCTGCAATCGCAAGGACATCAAGAAGCGAGTCGCGGAAATTCAGCTTGCCGGCGCGATTATGGCTGAGACTTCGGTGGCCTCCTTGATTGTCGAAACCGACGACGCACGACTCAAGGCCATGCGGGAAAAAGGTGGGGCCTCTGCCGCAGTTCAGGCGATCATCTGCAAGGCCAAACTCGCGGGGCT